CTGCCACAGTTCGCTGTTGAAAGAGTCACGGCCCATAATCCAGTCCTGGCATTCGGCGTATCCGTTGAACAGGGCTCCGATAATATAGCGCGTGTTCAGAGTTTTGCCACAACAAGGTGGCCCGATGAAGTAAGAAACCGGCCCCGGCTGCGGGTCGCGATTGTAGGCGCACCGATACGCATACGACGCGTAGGAAATGAACGAGTCCAACGCCTCGCCGCTGGTCAGCCAGCCATCATAAAACTTGGCGATGAAGGGGAAGTTGTCTCCCCACTTCTGGGTTCCTGGCGCCGGCGGCAGAACGTCGATGGTGTGGACGTTCAGGAAGCGTTTACCTTGATACGGCATGAGTCCCTTGGGATAGAAGGCAAAGCTTCCGGCGGAAGCGATTTGCCCGTGGTTGCGGATGTGAATGATTGCTTCGTCAAGGGGCGAGTAGTTCGCGCCCTTCGGTCGGCGGTCCGAGATGCTGCGCTCCACGCGCAGGTGACGGGAGAGGGAGTCGGTGGTGTCGAACATCCACTCGCCCTTGAGATTTTTGTAGATGAACTGATGGTTGTCGAAGTAAATGCCGTCCACCGCGGCGCCCATTTGCTTCGTCTGGAATTCCTTAACGAACGGGATACCGAAAAAGTCCGCCCAGGACATGAACGCGTGATGGTCCGCGTGCTGAGCGAAGGAGCGAATGCCCTTGGTGTTGGCGATGGCGGACCTTGGGCTCGTGGACTCCGGTTCCCAGAACGTCGGCCCCATCGAGTCAACGACGAAGTCGCCGTCCCATTCCGCGAACCGCGGATATTTTTCCTTGAGCAGGGGGGCGACAATTTCCAGCGGGATTTCGATTAGCTCCGGACCTTGAAACGAAAACTTCTTCGAGACCGCCATCTCCCAGCCGAGGACCAAGTCCGCCGGCACCGGCACCTCGTGAATTTTTTCCCAGCGGCAGCCGTTGGTGTAATACCGGGTCGCGGACCCCACGGCGCCCTCGTCGATGTTCGGCACCTGCCGATACGGCAGCAGCTCGTGCAGCCGTTCGAGCAAATACTTCGCGTAGTCTGCCCGGTCCAAAAAATTGATGGGTCGCCCAAGTATCCACACCAGCCGGAAGTGACCGCTGAACGTGGTTTCGATGTAGTTCGGCTTGCGGTCGCCCATGCGCTCCAGCGCGCCGTCCAGCTCCGCGCGCGACAGCTTGCAGTCCACATCGATGGCGATGACCTGGGCATCGTGCGGCGGATTTTCCTTGCCGATGCGCAGGTTGGGATTCAGACCGCAGATGCCGGTATACATCTGGTGAACCGTGGCCGGCGTGTTCGCCCACTTGTCGCGCAGCTTTTTGTCCGCGAAACAGTCCGGCGGGACCTTGGCGAGATTTTCCGCGGGGAAGTCCCAGGGTAGGCACTCGTTGATTTCGTGAGAGCTGAGGTTCCGCAGCGCGTAGCACTTTACTTCTCGTAGCACGGGACCTCCTTGGCTTCAGCGGTAACTGGGCAGCCGTTCAGCCACGGAGGCGTGACCGACATGATATCCTGCACTTGCTGAGCGGTAATGTGAGACGCACACTCACATACAGCTTCATCGTGAACCGTGAAGAGAACCGTAATGCCAGGAGTGGAATTGAGAAGTAGAACATGGTAGCCAAAAACGTCACGGGCAGTTGCCTGCACCAGATTTTCCGTCAGCAGTCCGCCGTAAAAAGTGGACCGCATGCCGCCAACGTCGGCGGTGAAGCAAAGCTTGCGCTTGAAACCGAGCGGGACGTCCACCTCGCTGGGCCGGCGCAGGGGGTCCTCGTCCTCGGAGCGCGGCACGAGTTTCCATTCGGACTTCACGTTTTTGTAGACCATCGTCCGCCCCGAGGGCAGCTCGAGCGTAAAGTCGCCGCCGACGGCGCTCTTGAAAGCCTCGTCCAGGCTTTTCCACAAGCCGGTGACGCCTGGGTTACTGTCACGAAACTCTTTGACGATGCGGCGGGAGTTTTGTCCGTAGCCGGACACCATTTTCTGAACGCCGTCCACGCCGATGATGGGGTCGCCGTCGCGATTAAAGGCCGGCTCCCATTCAGGGTCGCCCGTGGTGATATCCAGCCCGGCCATCGACTTGGCCATCGTGATAAACTTGCGCCAGCCGGCGCCGTAGCCGAGCCCGAGCACACGGACCTTGGCCAGAGCATAGATGCCGGGGTCCTCCTTCTTCAGGTTGCCCTCAACCCATTTCGGGTTGCCGGGGTTCCATTCCATCGTTGACTTGGCGTGCGCGACGTAAGGCGTATCACCACGGGCCATCGCATCCAGGGCCACCTTGTCCTTGACCAGCCACGACAAAACGCGCGGCTCGATTTGGCTCAGGTCCGAAACGATTAACTTCATAAATTTTCAGTGAAAGCGTTGCCGATTCCCCAGCATATGACCCCTACGATTAGCAACAGAAACCACTTGGAAACCTCATACACCAAGTAGCAGTATCCCACGACGCTGCCGAGTATCACCGCACCGATTAAAAGTCGGAGCAAAAATTCCAGGATTGCGAGTTTCATAATGCGTCAGGTCGGGGGATGATGAGCCGGCGCACGTCGAGCGCGTGAGCGGCCAGGGTTTTGTCCTCGGTCAGCTCGCCGGCGGCGGTTGAGTAGATGGGGACCTTTCGGAAGTTTTGGAAGTTGAGGCCGGCGTCGCCGGACCAGCGACCAGTGTGCGCGCCAAAATATTTCAGCGCGAAAGGCAGCGTGCCGTCATCCTTGAGGCGCGTCTTGATGGTCTTGAGCGTGCCGTGGAATTTGTTGAGCTGCCGATACGACAGCACGCCCTGTATCCAGGGGAACTGAGGCGCGTATTTCGCCTCCCAGGCGTCGAACGCGTCCACGCCGTCCTTGGATTTGACGGGCGGGCACGGGATGCCGGCCTTGCGGCACGCCTCAGCCATCGCTTTGGGGCTCGTCGGCTTGGCGCCATCGGCCACCCAGGGGAGCGAGTGCAGGGCCACTATCATCATCGTGTCCGTGATGCGCAGATATTCGGTCAGTAGTTCGGTGTCGATTTGCACGCCGCGCATGCCCTGCTCAATGGTCAGGTTCGACAGTTGTCGTTCGTGCTCGGGCCAGAGGTGCCCGAACTTGTCCCAAAGTTGCCAGCAGTGAAAAGCATCGCTGCGCGCGTAAGCCAGCATGCGTTCCCACTCGGCGGGGTCCGCACGCAGTTGGTCCGACGTCTTGCCGTTCGCGTCGTCGCGGGTTGACTTGTCGAGCGTGATGTTCAGCAGGAACTGGCAGGCCTCATCGAGCGCCCTGCGGTTACACAGGTAGCTGCTGAGGTTCGCCGTGCAGTGCCACGCGGCCACCTTTTTAAGTGGTGCCCAGCCGCGGCGGACCATCTCGTTGTAGACGGTGCGGTCAAAATACGCGTTGTGGGATAGCAAGGTCTGGTCCTCGATGGCGTCCCAGTTGAAGTTTTTCGGGGAGCCGGCCCAGCTTGCCTTGCCGTCGCAGACGGACAGCAGGTAGGGGTCGAACCGGTCATCCCGGCAATAACGCTCCGCACCAAGTTCCCGGATGCCGTAATCCAGCTTGGTGGCGTAGAACGTTTCGAAGTCGAAGCCGATGTTTTTCATTCTGCTTATACCAGTGTGGCTTTTTTGCAGAATGTTAAGCCTTGGCGCGGCAGGGATGGACGCAGAAGCGGTGTTCTGAGGCGAACTTCAGGATGCCCCCGGCTGTGCAAATGTGCCCAAGCTCGTTCAACGGTATCCCACTGTAGCCCATTAAGTCACGCCCTTGTTCCGTCGGAAGAAACGAAAAAATTTCTTCGCGAAGGATGGAAAACGTGAAATAGGTTATCTCTCCGATGCGGAGTTGGTAATGAGTCAGCCGGTTCACTTGGCACCCCGCTGTTCGGCCACCATCGTCTCGACGAGGTTCGTAACCGCGAGGGTAACCTTTGCCCTGAATTCCGGGTTCGAGCGCAGTTCGCCGACGCGGCTTTCCACCGTGCCCTCCATCTTCGACACTAAGATTCTCGCCAACTTGTGCTGCACCGCGGTCTGTAGCTGTTTCTTGAAGTCGCCCTTCAACGAACTGTCCAGACTCGTTTCGAGTATCTTCCGGATTTCGTCGGTGCGAGATACGACCACAGAGTCGATGAGTTTGGTCAGCGGGTTGTCCCCGTAGCCATGTTGAAGCCGGGCTTGGATGGCCGCGGTCAGCCCTTCCGTCACGCAGTTGCTTACTTGTTGTTCCAGGTTAGTCATAGAGTTACTCCGATTGATGGGGTGTGTTGAACTTTGTTGGCCATGATTTTTCGGACCGCGGCCTCGAGCCGGTCGCGGCACTTCTCCAGCGCGTAGCCGGTGATGCAGCGCAACGCCTCGGGGCAGGGCGGCAAGGGATGCAGCGGCTCGGGCACCTTCGTTTCGATTTGCCGGATTACGCTATCCACGAGCGCGTTCACCTCTTCGATTGTTTCCTTGGAGACGCGGGTGAACTTGCCGGCGCGATTCGCCTTGGAGCACTTCAGCAGATACTCCCGGCAGTGGCTTTCGACGATGAGGTCACTCATGGGCGCCTAAGTAAAACAGACCCCCCAGGGCGACGAACAACAGGGCCAAGCCGCCGTGCCCGAGGGTCCACGCGATTAGCGCGAACCCCCAGGACACGCCGGCGCCGATACGATGAAGCGCGGAGAGCATTAGCAGTCCCCTCCCCCGCACGAGCTGCCACCGTCGCAGGACGATGAACCGCTGTCGCAGGACGATGAGCCGCTGTCGTAAGACGAACCGCTATCATAGCTGGACCCGCCTGGGCCGCTGTCGCAAGACGCCGGCGACGAGTCGCGCTCCAGGGGAATGTTGGTGTCGATGGGCGTCGGCGTCGGCGGGGCCTCTTTCCGGTTGTCGTCATCACTCAGCAGGCTCGTGACGGCGAGGGCAAACAGTGCACCGTGGACCGCCGAGTTGTCGTCGGACGGGGCCGGGCCAGGACCGAGGTTGGAATTATACGCGCCGGTTGGGCTGGGGCTCGCCGGTATCTCCGCGGGACCCGTAGGGCCGCGCAACGGTGAGACGGCCCGCAGATTTTCCTCGGTGTTGCAGCCGGACGAGCGGATGGCCCCGCGGACGTCGTGTTCGAAAAACACGCCGCCCGGCGTAGTGGCAAAGTCCACCGCGGGATACAGGTTAATGCAAACGCGGTCGCACCCGGTCTCGTGGCGAACGAATTCGAACGCCGCGTCCAGCGTCCTTACAAAGGCGATGGGGCGATAGAAAAACCGGAGGAACCGGCGGTGAAGAATGAAACCACAGCCGTCCTCGGACCGCGTAACGCGGTGGGAAGCCTTGTAGAATTGACGACGGATTGTTCTGATGATACTCATCGGGGACCTTGGTGTGAGGGGTTGACGTGATGTCCGAGTTTTTTCGCGATGGCCGGTCCGGACCGCCCAACCTTCGCAAACTTATACCGGCGGGCCTTGTGGCCCACGGAGTCAGCCAGCGCGGCGTCGTTCGCGCCGGCGCGTCCTTGTTTCACGCGACCGAATGCGTCGCGCGCAGCCTCTTTGCGTCTCTTACTATTTTTATTCGCCATAATTGTTCTTGTTGCTCTTGGCCCGGCTGTATAGCTTGGCCGACTGTTTGACTTTGGTGACAGGCTTTAGGGTGCCCCAAGTCCGTCTAATCTTAATCGATTTGGCTTTGTGCTTCACCAATCAAAATCGCACACGGCCGTTCTTTTGTCAAACAACAGAAAAGCGGGTCGAGGTAAAAGAACGAAACCTCGACCCGCCCGTGGCGACAGCGCAATTAAGCGCCGATGATTGACTTCAGGAACGTCTGGAAGATGTCACTATTCCGCGCCGAGGGCCGAAGCTTGGGCACGAAGTAGTAGTTGTCGTCCTTGCTCTCCTTCTTAGTGGTGAGCGTCCAGGCGTGCGCGAGATACGTCTTGCGCAGTGAACCGCAAGCCCGTTGGGTGCGGATGACTTTCGCTCCCTTGGTGTAAGAGCTGCCCTTCATGCCCCAGAGGGCGAGCGCGAAGAAGCGGGGAGGCGTGGCGTCGTCCGGCTGGAACTGATACGGGAAAACGTATTGGTCCGGGTCGGCGAAGTCCGCGGGTTTTTCCACCAGCACTAACGCGGTGGCAAGCGTTTGGAAGTAAGCGAGCGGCTTGCCGCTGGCCTTGGAGGCGTCCCACTCTTTCCAGTTGAGCGTGCCGTTGTTGCGAACAACTTCGGACTCGCTGTTGAAAAGACGGCCCTGCTTCCCGCCGGCCAGCTTCTCCGCAAATTGCAGCGGGCGGAAGCCGAGAACGGTGAGGGAGAGAGGCGCCGGTTGCTCCACGTCCTTGATGGGCGCGGGCAGGATTTCCTGCTCGCCGGCGAGCGTCACGCTGCCGGGAGTGAACCCGCCTTCGGCCATGAGCTTGCCGACGAACTGAACGATGTTCAGCCGGGGGAAAGCGATGTCCTCATAACGGATTGCGTCCTCATCGAAGTAGGACGATTGCGCGTTGCGCGTCGCCACTTCGTTGCCAGTCGGTTCAGCCGCCGACGGTGCGGGTTCCGGGGTTACCGGAGTCTCGGCGTCTTCAACGCCGTCACGAACGAACGATACAGTATCACTCATTGTTTTGTTTGGTTTTGGTTTTTGGTTTTCCAGTTGTGTCCATTCGCAGATAGGCGAAGGGTTCACCCTCTTCAACGGCGCCGGTCTCGAGAATTTGTTTCGAGAATTCTTCAACGGCGTCTTCTTTGCTACCGCGGGGTGCGGCAGCAGAGATTAGTTTTTCCAGCGGCGTGATTGGAATGTCAAACAGCGCCTCGACCAGCGCGTGCTGGTCATCCGGGAGAAAAGTCTTTGCGATTTCGGCCATCTTCCGCGAATCGCGGACCGCGCGCCGCGCGACCGAGGGCACGAGCTTGTAGCCAACAGGGACGAAGTTATCGTCCATGATGGCCTTGTTCGTGGCCTGCTGACGGTATGCCTCGGCCCAGGCTTTCAGCACCTGGGCGACCTGCAACCCCATACCAACCATCTTCGGGTCCAGCATCAGCGACGGGGTCAGAGAGTCGGGGATGTCGATGGGGCGATACTTGCGGCCCACGCGCAGCGCAAGCTCAGCGACCTTCGGGCAGCGCCCCAGGCATCCGCAGAATGAGCACGCGGACACACTGGGGGAGGCTGCCGAAAAGTCCCCCACGCGGTTAGCAGCGATAGCACGATGCACGACTGTTTTCACGCGCAGCAATAAAGCGTTTGCGTTAGTCAGGTCGAATGTGTGCTGGTCGGTTTCATCCCGGTGGGGAAGAATAAAAGTGACGGTGCAGTCCTGCAACGTTGGATAGCGTTTGAGCAGGCCGAGGGCGTAAGCTATGCCCTGAAGATTGTTGTCGGTGGCCTCGACGCCATGCTGGCCGAACTTGTAGTCAACGATTTCGCCGTGCAGACCGTCCGCGCTCACGAGGGCGAAGTCCGCAAAGCCGGCGGTCGTGCCGGGCCATCCCCGCAACACGGGCCGCTCTCCGTCCATACCCGGCTCGAGCGTCTTAATGACTTCGTCGTCCACCGGGAGGTATTCCTCGCGAAGGACGGTGCAGCCAGGGAACTTTTTCTCGATGTCATCACAGAAAAGCCGACACTGGGCGACCGCGGCTGCCTGCGCATCCGACAGTCGCGGGTCGTCCAGCCCGGCCTCTGCGGCGTCGTGCTGCCGGGTTCCCGCCTCAGACGCCTCGTTCGTTCCATCAGTGGGCGTCCAGCACGGGCAAGCTTCTCGCGCCTGAAGCGTCGAAGGGCTGTAAGGGTGATGTTTTCTTGTTTCCGCGTTGCTCATTTTCTTCCACTCTTACCAGTGTAGCCTTTTCCGGATTTGTTAAGCACTATTCTCCCATCACGCGTTTTCGCATCTCGTCGTGCGTCGCCGCATTGATGATGCGCTCCTGCGCCTTGGCGTTTTTCTTCGAAGTGCATTTAGACTTCGTGCCGTGCGGCGTGGTCACCTTGTAACAATGACCCTTCTTCTTGATTTTAACTGGCATGGTTCTCACCACCTTTCCGCGGAACGTAATTCCACATTCCGTATTTTCCCAACTCCCAATAATCCCCGCGCTCGCCTAGAACAACCCAGGCGGGGTTCAGTCGCGCGTGTGCGCGATAATTCATGCAAAGCCACATAATCAAAAGAGGATGGCGGTCTTTCCCGCCCGTCACTCCTAACCGGAGAAGGTCATGTTCGGGCTCTCACCGAACTTGTCTTAATACTCCAGCCGGAGGACTTCGACGCTTCCTTCATAGATGAAGGACGCAACCGGTGCGATTTTTCCCGTCGCGGGTTCGAAGAAGAAAACCTCCCCGTCGTTCCGGATAATAAAGTTGATGACATGCAGCCCGGTCACCCACGGCTCGCTGTCGTCGAAAAGCGAGTAAGGCCCGTCCAGCTTCACGTAAGCCTTGCCGACGAGCACTCCGGGCGACCTGCCACGCCAGTGACGCACGGACCAGCAGCTCGCGAGGTATTTGAATTCGGTGGCCTTGTCGTCGCAATCGAAGACGTCCTCGAGCCACGGCCAAGTCTCCTTGCGCGCCGCCCAAAACTTTATCAGGTCGTTGATTTCCGACTGGGTCGGCGCCAGATAATACCCGTCCTCCGGCCCCAGGAGCCACGGGTTGACCGCCGGCGGACACCAGTTGACCGTTGCGGCCAGCCGAGTTTCCGCCTCGTCCCAGGTCATAAGCTGGGGAAGGTCTGGGAGTGGGGAGGGGTCGTCGGCTAGGAGAGTCCCCGCCGCCAGCAAGAGAGCCAGGAAGATTTTCATGTTCTTTCATAAGAAGTGGCGGCAGGGCTCGATTTGTCAAGGGCCTAACACAGGGCGGCGAGGCGCTCGTAGATGCTCACACCGGCGGGCGAACAGGAATCTTTGGGCGGAAGGGAGCTGGCCATCTGTTGCAGTAGGTGGGCGTGCGCGCGGAACCAGCCGATGCCATGCTGCTGGCTGTAGAGGTGCGCCAGCTCGTGCGCCATCGTGTCCACGATTTGATACACCTCGTCCCGCTCGGCCCACTTACCGTTCCTCACGTCGCGCAGCCGTAGGCGGATGTTGCCTCGCTTCGAGCAGCGACCGAAATACCACTCGCACTTCCGCTTCTCCAGGGGCCGAACGGAATGCAGTTTCAGGTCGTTCGCCTGCGCCAAGTCGAACATGATTTTGTGGACCGTCAGATACAGCTCTCGGTCCTTTTTGCAGAGGTTACTCACGCCACGCTCCCGGAACGTGGATTTTCTTATGCACCACGCGACCGTCCGCGCAGTAAGTCGTGCCCGTGTCCGCGTCATAGTAGCCGGCCTTGGGCGCCACCAGCGCGTTGGCATCTTCGGGGTCCCACCGGGGCCACAACTTCTCCGAGAGCCACGCGCTGGGGAACAACAGCATCAGCAGTTCTTTAGGATTCGGCAAACCGACGGTCCGGTAAAAACTGCACAGGCGGCTCCATCGTCCCCCATAAACCGCGACGGCCTCACGAACGACCGCCACGCGCTGATACTTTTTACAGAACGCCTCGTTCAGTTCTTCGAGCGTGCCGCTGATGGGGTCCAGCCCGCGGTAGTAACCGCGCTCGCGGTCGCGCTGCACTCGCGACTTGAACTTGTTGGCCAGCCAGGATTTGATTCGCTTGAACATTAGCTTTTCTCGGTGAGTTGTTTTAACACGGTGGCGACGTTGCCGCTCTTGTTGCGGTCGTCGATGAGCTTGCCGCATGCTTTGGCATCGAGCTTGATTGCCATGCAGGCCATGATGTGCGCCTCATGTGGCAGGCCGGATTCCTCGTCCAGGTCTTGCCCATCGAGCAGCGCAAAAATGTGACGCAGGGCCGCTTCGTCGTAGATGGTCGCGCGCACCGCGGCGTCACGCCAGTTCCAGGCTCCATATTTTTTTGCGCCGAGATTCATTACACGCGCCAAGTAAATGAGCGCGACGGTCGGAAGCAGCCGCAACGGTGGCTTCTTGGTGCCGGCGATGTCTTTGGGGTTGGACGAAGCGACAGCGGAGGGCCGCTTGTCGTTGTCCACCTGCACAAAACTCTTGCCGTCGCCTGCCAGCTCAAAACGCTTCGCGCAGCGCCAGTCGAATACGGACTTCTCCGCGGTCGCACCCTTGGACTTCTCATAGCCGGGCAGCGCGACGTAGCCGGCGCAGCCCATGATTGCCGTGAGGTCACGCCGCACGACCTGCTCCGCATTCATACCCTCGGGGTATTTCGTGAAGTCGTGGTCCTTAGCCAGTGACTCGATTCGAAACCCGTCCTCGCGGTCGAGCTGAGCCGGGTTCACCGGTTCGAAGCCCGCATCCCAGAGCTTTTCGGCCATCGCGTAAAAAGCGGGGAAGTTGTATTGGTCATGGCCTCTCATCGGGCCGAGGATGTAAATACGCGAGGGGTTCACTTGCGCTGGTAACTCCAGCGAGTCTCTTCCATTCGGCGAACCATTCGCTGTCATGCCACTCTGCCCAGGCGGCACGCCGCCAAACGCCGGCGGCGTTGATATGAAGGCACTCGGGGTAGGCATGGGGGTCTCTTTCATGGTCTTGATTAGGTTGTGCAGGTCCTGAAAGTTGTTGATGTTCATTTCCACTAGCAGGTTGGTCCGGAGATTTCATTGTCCGAATTTGGTTGGGGCACACGGGGGCGTTCGTCGTCGCAACAGGTGACGATGAGGCGACCGTTCCATTTTTTCAACTCCCGTTGGATAATTTCGTCGTCGCGCTGCTGCGTCTTGAGCAAAATTTCCCGGAGGTCGCGATAAAAAAGTCCGTTCATAAATTTTTCAGCCCGAAATTTTTTCAATTTCCGCTTTGACTTTTTCCCGGCGCTGCACCTTCAGTGGCCGCGCGTCCCGCCGGGCGGGGGTTAGCGTCCGTTTCGCTATAACTCCCTCAACGATAACGAGTAAGCGTTTCCAGCGCGCGGCGTCCGCCGCTACCATGCGGCCCACGATGGATCCCTCGCCGCCGTGTTCTGCGGCCAGCCGCTCGGCGTTTCGCAGAAGGCCCTTCAGGCGGCGTTGAAAGCGGCCCAGGTAAATTATGCCGCGTCGTTCCAGCCGGGTCAAAAAACTTTCCTCGCTGTAGTGTGTCGGGAAAAGATTGCAGGGACGCCGCACGCGGGTTTCACGCTCCTGGCGTGCGAGCCTTTTCAAGTGCAGCGTGCGCGAGATTAGCGGGCAGGATGATTCATCGTGCATTGGTCGCCCCCTTCTTGGTGATGCCACCAAGCGCGTAGTTTCGACGGAGAGCGGCCACGGCCTGCTCAAAGGTCTTCCCGCACCCGGACAGGTCAAGGCGCGTCTCCTGCTCCGTCACGATGACGCAGCGGCCCTTCTCCACTTTGCAGCGGCCCAGGCCCTCCACCGTCACCGTGGTGTCGGTTTTCTTCTCGTTGCGGTTCTTTGTTGGTTTCATTAGTCTCGTTGGACATGGCGACGGCATTCGCGCACACTTCACAAAAACTGAAGCGGCGCCCGGTGGCCCTGTCCACAATCGTATACTGCCTCACGTCGCACAGCTTGCCGGCAACGTCCCACGTGAGCCGGTTGTTGTCCCCGGCCTCCAGGTGAAAAGCACACAGGGGGTTGCAACAAAACTTCACTTGATGCGCAGCGTTAGGTCGCGCGCCGTGGAACCCAGCAGCGCCGTGATGGATTGCGCGAGGTTCGCCGCGACGGAGCCGCCCAGGACGTAGCCGCCCGTGATATTGACCGGCGTCCCCCGCAGGCGGTCGCGCAGCGTAACGTGGCAACGGTCCTGCCCGCGGCTAAACCGCAGGATGATGTCGCATGAGGCGCCGTGAAAAAATACCTGCCCGACGTGCAGTGCCAAAGATTTTTCGTCGCCGTCGTTCGGGAACAACTGGCGGACGGTCTGACCTTCCGTCAAGCGGATGGGACCTTGTGCGCGCTTCTCGATTTTCGAGCCCACGCGCCGAACGCTCTTGGCGTCCGGGTAAAGTTCCCTCACCTTGGCCTCGAGGGCGGCGTATGTTTCGCGGGCACCCGCCCCAGGCGAGCCGCAGGGCACTTCGACAGTTACAGGTCCACCGTCCACCATGAACTGTCCCAACATCACATTGTTATTCATTCTATCCTTACCAGTGTAGACTTTTTCGGATTTGTTAAGGGCCTTTGCAGCACCACTTGAACTTTTTCCCGCTGCCACAGGGGCACGGGTCGTATGGCTTGGGTTCCTGCCGGCGAAAGGCCACGCGGCTGCCGTCGTGCAGGCGATAGACTCGCCCCTGCTCGGTGCCCCAGAACCCGCGCACCACGGGATGCTTTCCGTTTGCGATTAGTCGAATGTGTTCGGCTAGTTCGGGGTCCGTCTGTTCTAGCGGCAGCGGGTTCATTCGAAGAATTGCACCTTGACTGTCCACACCATTCCGACGAGGAACGCAACCATTCCCAGCGCGGAAAAGAAAAGGGGCCAACGATTACACGCCTCGCCCAGGGCCGCGAGTGCCGCCATTATGGTGATGACAAGGGCAAACGCCTTGAGCCAGTTAAGTAAATTTTTCATTCGGCCTTTACCGCGTAGATTTTGAGGTGGCCCGGCTGCCGGTAGTCAACGACGAGCGTGTGCCCGTTGAAGAACAGCCCGAGCTGTCGCGCAATTTCGTTGCGGATGTCCTGGCTGATTGCGTTGTTCTTCGGGTCGGGAAAACCGATTTCCGCGAACCGCTCATCGATTTCTTTTTCGAGCTTAGATTTCATATGTCAGAGAGTCCAGGCCGCAAAAGTATTCACGCAGGATTTTCACAGAGCCCGGCCCCATGCCGTAAATACGTAGGATTTTTTCATCCGGGATTTGTCGAAGTTGTTCCGGCGTCAGGTCGGGTATCCCCAAGCAACATCCCACCTTGTCCAGGATATGAAAGGGATTGCGGTCGCCCTTTCGGCGGGTGCGCAACCAGTCTTCAAAAGTTTTATCACTCATTCTTTTACGTCCTTTACTAGATACCAGATTGCAAAACACGTTCCAAACGACAGCCCCGTGATTAGGACCGCCAGCAGAACCGTGCAGAGGCACATCAAAACTTTTTTCATGCGGCCCCCTTCGCCACCTCGGCTTTTAGCTCCGTGATAAAGTCAGAGCCCAATTGCCTATGGTATTTAAAGAGGATTCGCGCCCCCAGCGCGGCCTGCTTCTGCGTAATGCTCGCGCGGTGCGCGAGGGCGTGCCCGATGCGAACGTCCACCGCAGCGAAGCCGACATCGTCGAGCTTGCGCGCGCCGTCGCACACGCCCGCGAGCGTTTTCATTCCGAGGTGAACCAGCTCCAGGCAGCGGTCCGTCACCAGCTTGGCCTCGGCAGCGATTTTTTCAAATGTCAGCCGCACATTGGTGATGGGCTCGACTTCTTCCACTTCGGCCTCGGCCCAGTCGGTGACCTTGTCCAAGCACGCGTCAATGACGCTCAACTTTTCCACGATGGTGCGGGACATATGCGCGTCAAGCGAGCCCTCGAGCACGAGATACGAGCAGAGCACGCTGTCCTTCTGGCCGATGCGGTGCGCGCGGTCCTCCATCTGCGCATGCTTGCCCGGCACCCATTGCATCTCGACGAAGATGACGTGCGCGCCGGCGGTCAGCGTGAGCCCTTCAGCCGCGGCAAGGTTGCCCACAAAAATATTGCACTCGCTGTCGTTCTGGAAGCGGTCCACCTGTTCCATCCGCTTCTGAGAGGGCGTCTCGCCCGTAATGACCGCCGCCTGGGGAAACTTCGCGACGATGCCGGCCACCACGTCCAGGTGATGCGCGAACACCAGCACCTTGCCGGACTCCATCGCGTCTTCGATGAACGCGAGACATTGGGGCAATTTGGCCAGCGCGACCTTGTGCCGGATTTCCGCCATGTCTTCGAACGCGGCGCCCTGCCCGCGGCGAAGCGCGTGGACGGCCTCAGCATACTCTTCGCGGGATTCGCCAGCGCGTGCCAGCTCGACACGCGCGCGCAATTCGACCAGCGCGGCCTCGCGTTCGGCCACCATTGATTCCTCGAGGGCTAGCAGCTCGCGGCTGCCGGCAGCGTCCAGCTCGATGACTTGGCGCTGCTTCGCGGGCAGCTCGGTCAGCACGTCCTTTTTCAAACGGCGCACCATAATGGTGGAGCGAAGCTTGTGCTGCAATTCGGCTTCGTTGCTGTGGCCAGAAAAGTCCCAGCCGAACCCGTTTTGCTTGGCGGCGCAATAGCGGCGCGCGAATTGAAAAAAGTTTGTCTTCGGCCAGCTCACCGGGTCCAGGTCATTCAGCACGGGCCAGACTTCGATGGGACGGTTTTCGATGGGCGTTCCGGTCAGCGACACCTTGCGGGCCGCGCGCGTGGACAACGTCGCCTTGGTGCGGCGCGCCTTGGGGTTCTTGATATATTGCGATTCGTCGCACACGCGCAGGTCCCAGTTCCGGTTTTGAATGTCCGGCAAAAACTTGTGGATAGTATCGTAATTTACGATGACGATGTCCGCGCGCGAAAAAGACTTGTTGGAGTATTGCACCTCGACGGTCATCGGGCGGGTGAGCCACTTTTTCAGCTCCCGCGCCCAGTTTAGCTTGAGGGTGTTCGGGCAAACGATTAAAACGGACTTGATGTCGGGCGTGATGTTAATGAGGCCGATTGCCTGGATGGTTTTGCCCAGGCCCATTTCGTCGCCGATGAGCGCGCCGCGGCCAGCGGCCCAGCAGCCTTGCGCGTAGGCCACGCCGGCACGCTGGTAAGGCAGGTAGTTCAGCCCGGCGGGGCGAGGGATGTCCAGAGACGCATCCTGGGCGCGCGACGCCTCCACGGCCACGCTCCGCTTGGCTTGGTCCGCCTTGGCCGCGACCGGGTCCAGGTGCGCCCACCAGTTGACTATCCAGGCGCCGTCATTCTGGCGTTTGGGGGCGATGCCGGCGGCGCGCAGGGTTTCCTTGTTCTGCTTCCATGCCTCCCAGAAGGAAGCGGGAACAGTAAAGGACGTGCGGAGGATTCGGTCGGTGCCGTCCTGCAAGCGCACCTTTTTCGGGGCGCCCCAGGGCAAGAGGGTTTCAATCTTAATTTCGGTGGATTCGTTGCTCATGGCGTGATTGTCGTTCAGGTCGCGGTCAGTGTCAAGCGGTTTTCGCCGTGTCATACGCCCAGCCAGAAAAAATGGCCGTGCTGCGGTGTGTGTTGTGCTGGTCCGCCAGATAGTGGCAGCCGTTGGCGTCCACCTCGACGTGCAGCGGGATGCCATACCCGCGGTCCTTGAGAACACCAATCAGGCGAAAGCCTTTGGTGTTCGGGACGTCGGACATGGGATTGAGCAGGGCCAGGGCCAGCTTCGGGAGGGATATAATCGTTTGTGTTCTCATGGCGTAAATTAGTTCACTCCGCGCCCGGCGTCAAGCCAGCCGCGACACTTTCCAGAAAGTTTTTTGCCGTCCACTTGGCGTAGGCGTTGCTGGCGTCCACGACCAGCCAAACCTTGAACACCTCGCCGAAACGGGTCGGAGCCTTGCCATCGCGCAGGATGTAGTCGTGACCGTTCCAAGTGAACGCGTGAGCGGTCCCATACCAGCCGCCGAACCCCCAGCCGTTGCAGGTGTTCACCCTCTCCGACTTGCCGCGGGTGAACTGGCCGGGCGTGCAGGCCAGCTTATAAAAAAATTGGACGGTGTTCACGAGATTTTCTCCAGGACGGACAGGGCCGCAGTCACCGGGCAATCGGCATCAAAAACTTGGACGGACGCGGACCGCACCAGCAGCCCCTTGTCGTTCACAAGCTGGACCGTCGCAAAGTCGATGCTGTCGGCGTGGTCCTCGAGCAGGTTGGACAGCGCACGCTTGAGCGCGCCGCGGAAAAAGTTCACGTTGACTTCGATGGTCAGCTTGCCACCGTATTGACGGGAGCGCGCATACCCGCGGTTCAACGCCGTTAGGCGAATGTCGCCCACCTTGTCCTCGGGGATGATATCAGTATTGGCTTCCAGCCAATCCTCGTGCGTGGAGCAATCGAGGGGAGCGAATTTTCCGCTGGGTTTCACCCAGCCCGTTGATTTGGTCGTTTTCACGCAACCTCCTTGGCAACGATGGCCAGCCCGGTCCAGAGCAGCAGTCGTTCAAACCAGTTCAGGCGGCAGCCCAGGATGGCCAGGATTGAATTGCGGCGAACCTCGCTGTAGCCGGTCCAGTGAACTTTGCCGTCCACCTTGATGATGTAGCTTTCGCGAAGTCCGCCCGGCGGGTCGATTGTAATCTTTCTCATGGCAGAATATCGGTCAGGTTGGCGCGATTGTCAAGGGGCCTGCACGTATTTTGTTCGGTCCAGGCTCCTGTGGTTATCATTCGCGCGGTTGACCCAAACGGTCCGCACGACCATATCTGGCACGGCGATTGCTATGACGATGTGCAGCCTCGGGTTCACGGGCCTCGGGCGCCGCAGCAACAGCCCACGCACGCGCCCGGCGACCGTCTCCACCTTTACCAGCGTCCAGTCCGCCAGCGTCAGCGAGTGCGGCAGCTCGTGCGCCTGCACGCCGTCCTCGGCAGCAGCCACCAGGGCGTGCCGGCTGTAGTGAATCATTGAGAAGTCGATTGCGGCCACGGCGGCGACCAGGGAGGGCGGCAGAAAAACGTCCTTGTGATACTCGCGCGGTTGCATGCTAGTCCCCCAGCGAACGCCAGCCGTCCGCGATGGCCTTCTGCTCCAGGTGCCCCAGCAGCCCCGCGAGCAGGTGCGGGTCGATGGGTTCGTGACGATAAACGCGCATCACATACGCGTCCGGCTCGTGCCGGCGGAATTCGAGCAGCGCCGCTTCCAGGCTGTCGTGGTCGTGGTCGAATTCGTGGCGGAAAACCACCACGCCCTTCTCCCGAATTTTCCAAACAATCGAATATCTCATGGCGTAATGTCGCCCATCCGTGGGCGACAGTCAAGGTCGCAAACTACTTTTTGATTGACCGGGGAATCCCCAATGGCTTTAGGTTAAAAATGATGCGGAGGTCACTGGACTTCAGCGGAACGCCCGTCAACCGCTCCGTCTCGCGCGCGGATGACCCGCGGCGCGCGTTGCACTTGGCCAGCTTTTCTTCAGTGGTCAGCGCGTCGTGCGCCGCCTGCCGCTGTTCGGCTTCTTGCCGCTTGCGGTCGCGTCGTGCGTCCGCCTTGATTTGACTGTAGCCTTCGGTTTTGATTCTCATAGTTATCCCATCTCGGCAAGGCGTGCCATGCCGTCATTGTATTCGCGTTCCTCGCGCGGGGTCAGATGCATCACCGTCTTTCCGCTGTCTGGACCGGCCAGACAGGTTGCGATGACCACCTCGCGACTTGGTCCTGACTCGTCAGTGTGCGGCGTATCAAATTGTTTTTGTTTCATAGCGAGGGCTGGACTTCGGTCATGCGGGCCTCACTTCGTTTTGTGCCTCGCCCACAACGCGCGTATCCACGGACACATCAAAGGCTTTTTTGATGCTGTCCTGCATGATGCCGGCCTGCAATGCGGGCAGCCTTTCCTTGGTCGTGGCGCTGGTCTGTGCGCAGCGCGCGAACCAGGAAAACGCCTCGAAGTCGGTGAAGTGCAGCGTGACAGAGTAAACATTCATGGTGTTACAGGGTTTCGAGCGTGAGAAACTTGCTGTCCTTGGGGAACAGCGTGAGCCGATGCCAGTCGGCGCTGCGCAGCGCGACGTAAACCGGCGTGTTGCCGGCGGGGAAATAACCGACGCGAACCCATCGGTCACGAAACGGAACGCCGGCGGGGCAGACGTCCACAATGGTGGCGCTGTAGCTGCCGCCGTCAAATCCGGCGAACACAACAGCCGCCCCGATGTCTTTTTTGCTGAACGAATTTTTCATTGAGTAAGGTCGGCCCTCCGTGGCCGAATGTCAAGCGGTGAGGTGTGGAAAAATTAAGCGATGCCGCACGCCTTGAGGAACCGCGCGCGGTCAAAATTCGGGTTAGCGTCAGCGGCCACGCGGCACACGCACTCGATGGCTTGCCGGGTGGCGTTTAGGGCGATGGTCACAGGGAGCGTGTCGCCCTTCAACAGTTCGACTTGGGCGCGGAATTCGGCGGCGAGGGCGATGAAGTGTTTTCGGCTCATAAGTTGTTGCTAATCAGTTTGTTGTTATCTTACCGACGCCACAACATACCACCGCCAGGAGAATGCGCAAGCGGAAAGAATACTTGCCGAAAGATAGGGGAGTTACGGACCCGTCGGCCCCGTAGGGCCGTTCAGGTTCCAAAAGCCCGCGGCGATGAGCGTGAACGGCGACACATCGCCGCAGCCGGTGATACAGTCAACTGTGCGGTCATCGAACCAAGCGCGGTCACGACGCACGAACAGACGCCGGATGGTGTCGAATTCGAAAACATTTGCCTCGCGGCCGGCGCGCTCGAAAAACGGAAGCAGCAAGTTGAAGTGAGCGCGCGATATGTGCGGCGCCAGTAAAAGTTTGAAGACGGCCACGCCGCAGAACGATGCAACGTCAGCGGAGCCGGGGTAGTGGTATTTCGACTTGCCGCCGTAGAGCGTCCACAAGCGTTCTAGTTCCTCGTCTGGCGTCGCAACAAAAACGTCCGCGCGCTGCTCGCTTGGAATCGGCAGCGTCACCATCTTCAATTCATCAGCGGCTTCCATGATGAGAGACGAGCGCGCAGATTAGCGCGACGAAGGAGAGGATGACGAGCCACCACATCACCACATCAAGCGGATTAGTATGATGCAGAAGGCGACCACAAAAACAAACCGGCACCACTCATCGTTGCTCCAGTTTTTCATACCGTTGGCCATTCCTCGTTGCCCTCGCTTTGCTTCGCTACGGCGGTGCCGAAGGATTTGACGTAACGCCCGGCCTTGGTCCGTCTGAACGACGGGTCGTTACTCGGATGAACTCGTGGAAAGTTCACCTCGTCGAGGTTCTCAGCGTATGCGACCGCGTCAGTGGTTCTGTCCGAGTCGCCCTTACCAGCCCCCTCGAGACCAAAGCTGCGGTTGCTACCGCGCTGGCCTGATTTGATTTGTGGATTCATACGGATTTTGCTCGGCTGAGGATTCGCTCGCGGGCTACGACAGGATTTCCATCCTCGGCGATTTGTTCCGCGGCCCACAGCAACGCCTCGCGACGAACTTCAGAGATTAGCTTGGTCGTCACACGATTGGGCAGGTCCCAGTATTCGCCGTGGCCACAGCACACGCCGCGTTCAACGCCGTGGTCGTCGATGATTTGTTTCGTGGTTCTCACTTGCGTTTGAAGATGTGCTTGAAAAATTCCCAGATGAACACGCCAATGAATGCGATGATGGTCGCAGCCGCGGCGATTAAACAAGGGATAAGCACCACCAACAAAACAAAAGGGATGATTCCCCACAGAGGGCAGGTGACCCACCACCACGACCAGCCGATGACCCCCGTGAGTTTCAACACGAGGAACACCAGGAACAGCAAAAACGCTGGCGAGGTGCCGAAGTTTATGTTTCGTTTTGTATCAGACATAAATTCTGTTTGTGTTGGCGCGCTAACGCCAGTTGAACTTTCAAGGCCTCGCACCACGCCGTGGCAACCGCGGCCACCTGGACAAGTTCCTCGTAGAGTTTTGCGTCGCTGCCGGCTTCGCATCCGGGCTTGCAACAGCGTTCACACAGCACGCGCGCCACCTCTCCGAGTTCCTCAGTGAGAACACAGCACTTGACCTGCTCGGTGATGGTGTCGTCCGCGCACGTCGCAGGAAACTTCCCCGCGGCCTTGAGCGATTCCTGGCGCTCACGCTCGCGGCTGATGTCGGTCAGCACCTCGAAACGAAACCACGAGGGACCCACCGCGCCGTATCCATCGATATGCAGGGTGCTCATACGCTGGGCAGTTCCTCGGTCGGGTCGTTGTTGATGGGCTCGCCAGTGATGGCGTCCACTTCCTGCTCGCCAGTGGGCAGAGCGTCAAAAGCGTTCGCGTCACCCTGCGCAGCCTCGGCGGCGGCTTTGGCTGCGGCCTGCTCGGCCTGCTGCTGCAACAAAGCGTTGAAGTAAACGTTGATTGCCTGGGCGATGAGGTCCGCGCAAAACTTGTCACGCGTGATGGCGATTGGCTGGTCGTCGTGAGTCGCAACATATTTTTGCGTCCACGGCACATTCGCCGGATGATTTTTCGGGGCCGGCCTGTCCGCGATTTTGACAAAAGTCCCATCGGGCGCGGGATTAAAAACGAGTTTCGGCGGCTCGGGTGCAGGCGCCGGCGGGCGAGGGTCCGCAATGGGATGGCCCTGCGCGTTGACGGGTTGAATGAGGTTACTCATGGGCGGTGTCGGTTTCTTGAGTTGGTTTTGGAGTGCGGTTAGTTTCGATTGCAGGTCCGTTATTTGGTTCTGCAAAGATTGGTTGCCATTGGGCGCCGGGTTCGTCGCCACGTTTTTGATAGGCGAGGGGACGGCGCCCTTTCTTGGCTGCTGTTGCTGCATCGTCTGCCGTGCGCGCTGCGGCGCTGGCGCCCGACGCAGGTGTTTCTTCTCGCTCCCCGGCAGTGGTTCCATCTGATTGAACGCGGCCGCTGATGATTTCACCAGCTCGCGTGCCTCGGGCGGCGTTACTTGTTCGGCGAGTCTTCGTAGGTTGCGCCTTTCACGTTCGAGCGTTGAAACAGGGTCATTAAAAATTGGCTGGATTGGTCCAGGTGGCGGCGGTCCGCGCAAGTCGTCACTCATATGCGGGTAAAAAGTTCGAGGCGCTTAATGCGAAGCTCGAGCGCGTCCACCTTCGCGTTCAACACGGCTTGGCGTCGGCTGACGTTGTATAGGCCCAGCTCACCAGAGCGGCCCTCGGGTCCAGGTGGCCCAGGCGGACCAGGGATTCCCGCTGGCCCTTGACGGCAGAGCAAACATCCGGCGACAAACCCGAAGATGAAAAGGAAAAGCAGGCTCATAAGATTTTGCCAGACTCGAATGGACCAACCGCAGCCTTGACGTCCACCTTGGCCGGCGCCAGATACTGCAACATGACCGGAAGCGCCGCGTCATGTGCAGCCCCGGACGAATATATGAGGATAACTTGCAGAGCGACGCGCACCTTGGGCGGAATGTCGGAGCCCTTGAGGGTAGCCGAGACGTTGGCCAGGATGTCCTGGATGTTTTTGTAGTCGGCGTTAGTCATACGTTCAGGTCCCTTCCTTCGGGCATTGTGAAACAGCCGCGGTGATACATCACGCTGGTTCCCTTCCCCTTGTTTACCTTGTGCTGCCACACCCAATACTTTCGCGGGACATGGACATCACGCCTCACCGGTCCGATGCCCAGCAGGCCGTTCACTGCGTTGATGGTGCTGACCATTCGGCGCTCTCCGTTGCGCATCTCAACAATAATTTGCGGCGGTTTCATTCTCATCCTTACCAGTGTGGCATTTTCCGAAAATGTTAAGTGATTTCGTCTTTGCGTCCCATCTTGCGCGTCGCGGCACGGGCAATTGCGTCCTCGGAATAGATGTCCCGAAGCTTCACCCAGGGCGAGCCGGTGTCATTTAGGAAAAGCTTGCGCTCAATGCGACGCATCCACTCAGCCAAATGCGCGTGCAGCGGGTTAAATTCATCAAGTGTGATGTCGGGCGGGTATGCCTTGGCCATGACCACATCATTCCATTGGTCGGACCGCCAGCGGTGCAGCGTGAGCCAACGGTTGTGAACTAAAAACGCGCGCATGTAATCGAGCTGAGGCGCCAACGCATACATACCCTCGGCATCGAGCGCGCCCAGGTGCGTGTTCTCATAGTCCCCGTGCTTGGTGCAAATGCGAATTGCCCAGCGACCCAGGCAGAGGTTCCACCTCACGCCCACGAGCCGGCGAGTCTGGCCTTCATCGTCTGTCCAAACAGGCAGCCTGTTCTCGGCGCAGGTGTCGAAGGTCCGTGTGCTGCGTGAACGCTTTCGCTTTTTCGGTGGCCCGGCCTTGGCCTTCTCGATTTTGTCAAACCACTGCGCCTTGTCGTGGAACTTGGTCTCGGCCACCCTGGCTTTGACGGTGTCCTCAAAAGACAGCGCCCGCTCGCGCGCGTTGGCCGCAAGCGTGCAGTCGTCGCCACCGTCCCGCGCGTAGAGGTTGAACGTGCCCCAATACTCGGCCAGTTGCCGGATGTATTTGTTCAACTGGGCGCGGCGCTCGCTATTGACGCTGGCCTTTCGTCGGTTCCGCTTTCGTTCAACTTCACTCAGCATTCTACTGTTACCAGTGCGCCGCTTTTGCGAAAAGTTAAGCTGGAAAAATGTTAGACGGGTAGCACCTTCCAGTGTTTACCTGATGGATTTGTTAAGGTCCTATTATATAAAATTTCTCCAAATGTAGTTCAAACCATGAGTAGGTAGACACTGGAAGGTGCTACCCGTCTAAGAATTCGAAATCCAAGGGCTCGAGGTCCTCGGTCCCAGGTCCCCGTGATGTGGTATGCTCCTGTCTGCATGGCCCTTTTCGTCTTTTGGCGCGTGGCATTTTGCAATGAGTCGAGTATCCTAAGTGAGTTACTTAGGATTGCAAACTGCACGATTTGGGTCGGCTAGACCGCGGTGTAGATATCGGTGACGATGCAGTTTTTCAGGCTGTCGAAGGTGACGTTGTCGTGAATGATGCCGTCCACGACCGCGAAGACGTGGCCAGTAATCCGGAAGACATAGCGCCCGGGAAACTTGTGGTCTCGCAATAGCGTTTTGACGCGCTTCCGATTGCCTTTGGCAAACTGCTGGCGTGTGAACAGGTCCGGCCTCTTTTCGGCCACGATGCGAAACTTGAATCCTCGGCCCAGTCTGCGGCCCAGCTCGTGCAAAGCCTTGTGCGCCTCGATGTAAGGCACGTTGCGCGCCACGGCGAAGGCGCGAACCGTGCAGTCCTTTTGCTCGCCGCGCAGCCCGGCAGCATTGCGGCCAGCGTCGGTGATGCGCAGCGGTATGGTGGAATCGACTGCGAGAATGGTGTCATTCATGCGCCCGAATATCGCACAGGCGCCTTTACATTGCAAGCGAATCGCACACTTCTTTTGCATGGATGACCCGAAAAACATCGAGCGTCGGCTGTTCCAATGCGCGCCGCAGGCGGCTAAGGACCTGAACGACAAGGCCAAGAAGTTGATACGCCAGCAGAAGCGCGCAGACTGGTGGAAGCAACACGCGGACCAACGCTCACGCAAACCACTATCAGGCAATGGGCAGGCTTAACAAAAATCGATTGGACGTGAGCCAGATTCTGCTGGTCTACGTTGCGATGGTCGGTGACGTCAACCGCACGGCTGCCGCTTTGGACATGGACCCCGCAGTGGTCCGACAGCTTGCGACGCAAGAGGGCTGGGAGAATAAGATTCAACGTGTTACGATGCTGTCGAAGTCCAACCGCCCAGGCGATTGGGAGAAGGCACAGAACCGCGCGTTGTGCTTTGTGCAAGGCCATCGTATCCGGAACCTTGTGGACCGTGTCATTCTGCACTTCGAGGACATGACAGAGGAAGAGGTTTGCGCCGAGATTACCGCGACGGGCAAGAACGGCGTCCGTCATGTGTCCGCCCGCTTTTTCACTGACCTTGCCGCAGCCGCAGAGAAGGCGCATTCAATGTGTTACGCTGCACTCGATGACACCATCACAGCCCGTAACGAACGCGGCGAGGAACCGGACCAGATGAATGCGAGTGCGCTTCATGCCGCGGTGATGGCGTCCCTCAACTCTGGCGCTGCCGCCGGCAAGCCTGCCGATGTGATTGTCAGGGAGTTGGCTGAGGAAACACAACCTGTAGTGGTGCGCCAAATTGACACCACAACTGAGCGAACCGAGGTCGAGCTGCCGAATCATAAGTGTTCTGCTTATGATTCGGACTGTCCAACTGTCCAACCTGAGCCCGTTACCGTTAAAGCCGAGCCCTCGGACCCCGTTCCGCAGGTCCCAGGACCCCAGTCCGAGTGACAACGTTGCGTATCAAGGTGTTGCGTGTGTCCAGTGTGGCAATGTTGGGGAACACCTGGGCCTCGGCAGCCCTTGCCTAGCGATGCTGACCTTGTGTCTAGTTACTGGGCATGTGCGCAAGGGACTGAGTGACAAGGACCTCGGTGTCTGTGACGTTAATGTAGCAGGAAGCGTGCCAATCCTCGGTGTTTTGACCGGGGGGAGCGGGGCCAGGGGGTCGCGCTCAGACACTCGAGCGCGATTTGAAAAAAAGTCCTCGCGCGGGAAATTTTGGCCCAACTGTGCAGTTCTGACATACCCGTGACCTATGAGCCTCAAACACCGGTTGTCTGACCCCGAGATTGCCCAGCTTCAGCAGGTCATGCTGCACGAGGGGATTAAGCCGTCCGAGGTCTACTTCCCTGGCGCGCTGACGGACCTTTTGGGCAAGGGCCTCATCCGAATCGAATACGGGCGTTACTGGCCGAACTGGGACGCCATCAGCCGTTCGGGTCAATGACGGCTAAAACGAAGGCGGTGCGGCCCTTGACATTCCCAAAAACAGTGGCACTGGTAAGGGTAGCATATGAAAACGAAAACATCGCTAATCCAAAATCACGACCCGCGCGAGCTGCCCCCGTTTCCTTTTCTCGCGGAGTCCACCCACGAAGACCCCCGGCACTCCTTTACGGTTCTCTTTGTGAACGAGCACAGCGGCACCGTGGTCCATCGGGCGTCCGAGTTTGCCGCCTGGAGGGTCGGAACCTTTTACGAGGGCTTCACGAACGTCTGCCGCTCCAACCACTGGCGGGTTCTTTCACCCTCGGAAATCCTCACGCTCCAAAACGACTAATGAAAACTTACGAAGAGATGCGCGCCCGGTATATCGCTCAGCGTGACGCGCGCGAGGCGGCGACCGCTGCCGCCCAGGATATCGTGGTTAAGGCGTGGAAGCTGGCCATCGAAGAAAAAATGGAGCAGGCATTCCAGGGCGCTCAGCCGCGCTATTCGGTGTCCGTTTATTCCAACAGCATCTCTTGGGAGCTGGCTCGGAATGAATACATGGATGAGGCTGTCGCGCGTGCGTCTCAGCAGCTCGTCGAGTTTTTCGTTGAGGCCGGCTTCCAGGCGCGAAAAATAGTTTGCGCTTCCGGCATCGGTGTGGAAGTGTCCTGGGACCCTGACGACAACTAAACTTATGTTTTCACTCGCAACAATCCAACGAATGAATGCGGCAGTCGAACGCCGTAAACTCCAACGTCGCGCTCGCGCCATGAACGCCAAGACAAAAAAGAAAGCCGAGGCCGATGCCGCGACCAACCGCTTCCTACAGGACAACGACCAATGAACGTCATCGACATGGTAAATAAGCCCTCCAAGGTTCTCGTCGGCGACGTGCCGTTGGGCGAGCCCTTCCTCAGCAATGCCGGATGTCTTTACGTCCGCTGTTCGCTCAATGCGGTCGTGCCCCAGGTGTTCATCAAAGCAGACGCCTGTTTTGCATTCCATGTGCAGACTGGGCAGGTGGTCTCTTTTCATCCGCGCGAAGAAGCGACGCGGGTCGAGGCCGAAACAATTATCAGAGCCACACTATGAAAAAACCCGCAAAGAAACTCACCAAGAAGACGAAACGAATTCTGCGCAAGGCCGGCAAGGTTGCCGTGGACTTCGAGTCCGGCGTGAAGGAGTCCGGAGTTGGCGGAACACTGACCGCGGCCGAGCTGGAGAACCCCCATCTCTTTTTCTGGAAGACCCGCGACGGGCGTATCCTCCGGATAGCGGACATGCAGCTCGACCACTTGCTCAATGCCCGCACGCTTTTGCGCCGTCGCATCGCCAAGCAGTCCGAGGTCGAGGAAGTCATGTCAAACGAAGTCCTCCGGCGCACGGGGTCGCGCCTGGATGGCGTCGCCCTGGACTCATGTGACCCGCTGGGGAAATACGCGGATGCCTGGGAAGATGCGGACCCTTACGACAACCACGGGCAACACTGATATGGGATACTACACAAAATTCACCCTGGAATGGGCAGTTGGCGGCGCCGGCGCGGACCAAGAAGCCGTGAGGCAGGACGTCGCCAAATGGATACGCGGAAACGAAGAGGCGCATTACGCGCTTAACGACGACGGCACTTTCTTTGAGTCGGCGAAGTGGTATGACTGGCAGACGGACCTGCGCGAACTGTCCGTCCTGATGCCCAACGTGTGGTTTGTCCTTCACGGATACGGCGAAGAGTCGGGGGACATATGGCGCGGATACGCCAAGGCCGGCAAGGTGGAAAAAGTGAAAGCCGAGCTGAAGTTCAAAGTCCCCGGCTTTTTCAAACTCAAACACTGATATGAGCATGGTTGATGATGCCTGCCCCCGATGCGGGGCGCCGGTCTGCGCTTGCCAGTGCAAGCGGGACCCGCGGGTTTATGAGACCCCCTGGAACGGTGAGCCGATGCGCTTCGAACTGTCGGAGCACGTCAGGGCCTTCACCGAAAAAATGATGGGCCACCTTCGTCGCGAGTGGGCGTATCGCCGGCTCGCGGGGGACCTGCTGCACCAACTGAAATCGCTGGAGAACTTCGTGGACCCATCTACGCGCAACCTGCTCAAGGACGCGCGTGAGGTGTGGGAGAAGCAATTCGAAGACATCGCAAAGTTATGATAGCCATCATCGCAATCGCCGCTTACTTTGTTTCGGTCATCACGTTGCTGTGCTACGTGAAATACCTGGACAGCCGCGTAACCAAGTTACAGTTCGAACTTTTCGAATACGCCCGGCAAGAATACGTCTCGCACAGGTTCACCAGCGTGTGGTCGCAAATTGTCCGCACACAGGACGACGTGAAAAAACTTCAAGCGAAGCGGGGAGGCAAAAAGAAGTGAACGTCGTCGCCTACTACCGCGTCAGCACTCGCGAGCAGGAAGATAAGACCGGGCTCGAGCGTCAGCAGGACACCGTCGAGAAGTTCGCCGCCTCCAAAGGCATGACCATCGTCCGCTCGTTTTCTGAAGTCCAGTCCGGCGGCGCGGATATCGAGGACCGCACCATGCTGCTTTCCTTGCTCGACGAGGACGGCGTCAGCGGCATCGTGGTCGAGCGCATGGACCGTCTCGCGCGCGACCTCATGGCACAGGAAATTTTTCTTCGGAGCGCGACCACTAAATGTATCCAGGTGTTCACCGCCGACTCCGGCCAGGAGATGACCAACGCGGATGACCCAACGCGCGTGATGTTGCGCCAAGTCATGGGCGCGCTGGCCCAGTGGGAAAAAGCCGTCATCGTAAAAAAACTTCAGGACGGTCGCCGGCGGACCGCTGAACGGACGGGCAAGCCATGCGGGGGTCCGCCACGGTTCGGCTTCCATCCAGACATTCGGACGCGTGGGCATCAGCGGGACATCATCCACTGCGTTAAGAAGATGGTGGACGAGGGGTATTCCTACGCGCGCATCGCCCGCCACTTGCAGGCGAACGGCATCTCCCCGCCAACCGGCAAAATCTGGCATCGCTCAACGGTTTACAAAATTTCCAAAGTCAATCTTGACAATCCGCCGGCAGGGCACACTTCTTAGGTGATATGAGCGGAACTCTCGTTTATCAAGATGCGGTCGGCGTGGACAACTTAATCCTCAGCCTCGCGGGCGGTGACTATGTCGCCAGCCTGGGCAACTTGTCGTGGCAGAAGCTGCGCGTCGGTATTCGCGCGACCATCTCGGCGGAAGCGGACATCTCTGGCAGCCCGGCACCGACGCTTGCCGTCGGACTGTGCAGCGGCACGACTTACCCGTTCATCTCCGGCGGATGCACGCACTTCGTCGGCGCGAAAACCAACGTCAGTGTTTTTGACTACATCCCGTTCGGCACCGGAACCCCGACGTGGATACGCGCCGGCACTAGCAACAACTCTTTTCAGGCGTGCAAGAAAATCGGCGGGACGGTGACGGCGGTTAGTTCGTCTTCGGTCGGCCCTGGCTTCGCCGAAGAACATTCGCAGCCTAAGAGCGTCATCCTGGTAGACATCACCAAGGGGTCTCCGAACTGGACCATCGACTTCTTCATCTTCAACTCGGTCGCGCCCGACAGTTCGTGGCCCGACGTTTCTGAGGCCACATTCAATTCGTTGATGGTCGCGGACACTCCGTCGTTGACCTATCACAGCCTTTACACCGGATATTCCGTTGCGGTGAATGAGGCAACCAACGGAACCATCAACGCAGTGAACGTCTCGTGGAACCGCGACGCGAATCTGGTTAAAGTCGAGGACCTCGCGGTTGCGAAGTTCCTGCTAGACTGATATGAAAATTTCTTGGCCTCCCAGAAAACGGAGCGTGCATAACGTTAAAAGCCAGGATGCCCCGCCTCCGGGTCGGGCAACAAGTCCAACCGTCGCGACGGTTGGCCGGGTGGACATCCGGTTAGCTACCGACCACCCGAAAAATTTTGACAGGACGGAACGTTTTGGCCGAGCACCTTCGGGTCCGGCAAGCGGCGTTTTAGATTCCGGTCTGTCAGCGGGGAAATGGCGACACATGGGCACAGCCCTGAAGGGAAACCCCGTCGCCCGCAGAGTCAGCGAAATAGGCTATCATAAACACGCCGCTTACTTTCATGGCACTTGCAGAAACGCACCCCGTAAAGGGGTTGCTGCGGGAGTCCGCGCGATTGATTCACAGCGGCGACATCTTTGCTGCCGCGAAGTTGGTTCGCGCCTGGGCGGCGCAGAATAACCCCGAGATTGCCAAGCAGTCGGTTGAGACCAAGCGCAAGGCGTTTGAGATGCTCACCCTTCTGCTGCATTGGGCGTTGAACAACGGTGCGACCGAAGAGGCCGCACAACTTCTCTGGACCCCCAACCAATTCGACCCTCGACCGCACAACACGCAGCGCGTATGGTCCGCCTTCGACGAGCGGGACTTCATTTTGTTGATGGGCGCCGGCAAGCAGTCAAAATCATTCTCGATGGCCATCCGGCTTTTTCTGGAGTGGGTCCGTGACCCGGAGTATACGTCGATTCGCGTGCTGGGTCCGAGCGAAGACCATCTGGAGCAGAACCTTTTTTCGCACCTCGTCACACTCCATCGGGAGTCAGCCATACCACTGCCGGGTGAGATTGGAAAATTATTCATCGGCCTCGACGCGCGGTCCAAGCGCGGCTCGATTACCGGCGTGGTGATTCCCCAGGGGAAAAAAGCCGCGGGCCGATTGCAAGGTGTCGCGCGTTTTCGGCGGAAGGTAACTCATCCGGTGTTCGGTGAGACGTCGCGGCTGTTCGTGTTCGTGGACGAAATTTCGAATCTCCCCAAGGGCTTGTGGCACGACATCGACAACTTGCTGTCCAACACCTCAAAGCACGGCGGGCTGAAGGTGGCCGGCGCGTTCAACCCGTCGGACCAGAACGGCGACGTCGGTGTCCGCGTGGAGCCGCCCTTCGGCTGGGCGGATTTTGACCCGGACCTGCACTTCGAATGGATGTCAACGCGTGGCTGGTGGGTCGTCCGCCTGGACGCGATGCAGTCTGAAAACATCAAGCAGAAGCGCGAGGTCTATCCCGGCATGCAGACCTACGAGGGCATGCAGCAAATCATCGCGAACGCCGGCGGGCTCGATTCGCCCGGTTACTGGACGATGGTGCGCGGATGCTTCCCGCCGTTGGGAATGGTTCTCGCGGTCATCCCTTCGGGGCTGACCACAACGTGGAAGGCCGAACCGATTTGGTATGACACGCCCGCGCCCTGCGGTGGCGTTGACTTGGCGCTGGAGGGCGGCGACACCTGCGAATTCGCGCACGGGCTTTTTGGCCGCGCGAGCGGAGTGAAGATGCCCCCGAGCTTGGAATTCCCTGGCGGGCAGACCGTGTGGTTCTACGACCGCAACGGGCACAAGGCACCGCGGCATGTATTGCTGGCGCAGAAAATTTTTCACATCCCGAAGGGGGACACGACCGCCGTCGGTGACGCGGTGATTCGGCTCGCGCGCGAGCTGCACGTCAAACCGGAATACCTCGCGGTGGACCGCACCGGTAACGGACAGGGCGTGTTCGACTACATGAAGACCAAGGGTTGGCGCTGTCACGGCGTCAACTTTTACGAGGGCGCCAGCGAGACGCGCATCATGGCCGAAGACGAAGACACGGCCAAGGAACTTTATGACCGCGTGAACAGCGAGCTTTGGTTCGCCGTCAAGCGGTGGCTGGAGTTTCGGTTCCTTTACGTGGCGCTGGGCATGGAGACCGCGGACCTGACGAGCGAGCTGACGGACCGCTTCTTCCGGATGCTGGGCAAGAAGTCGCACGTTGAGTCAAAGCGCGATTGGAAGTCCCGGCACGCCGGAAAGTCGCCGAACCTCGCGGACGCCTTTACCCTGCTGGTCCACGCCGCACGCAAGGGCAGCGGGTTCATCCCGAGCATGGCCGGCGAGGATTCGATTGACCCGGTGAGCCACGAGTCAACCGAATGGGACCCGCACGCGAAAGACATCGGGTGCGACCGGACGAACCGATTCGAAGACCTGGACACGGCCTTGGACGACCACGAATTGTGAATTTTTATGAGCCTCCGTTTTAACAAAGGTCTCTTTCCCCCAGGTGGTTGGGAGTTTATAGACGATACTGGCGTGAAGCACATCGGGAAGTCCTTTGCTCAGCTCGTCTCGCGCGTGGTTAACTACCGGCTCATCAACAGGTTCGCCATTGGCGACCCCGCGCGGGAGATTGACGCCCAACTTTGCAAGAATTTTCCTGGATACTGCAAAGGTCCTTCTCCTTCAAGCCCTCCCAAACGCGCAACCCCCCAACCAAGCCCCGGCTGTTCGTCGTGCAAAAAATCAAGGCGGTCAAGACGGCCCTAAAAGCCGTTCGTCGGGTCGTGGTGGCCGCGGCCACCGGCTCGAAGGTGTTCGTAGGCCCTGAGATAGCCGGCAAACGGTTGGACGCCTGCCACCGGTGCCCGAATTTTAAGCCCAAGACTCGGCAGTGCGGCCTGTGTTTCTGTTTTGTGGACGCAAAATCCAAGCTCGCCACAGAGTCTTGTCCCGACCACAGATGGCCCTTGACAAACGTGTAAATTCCAACACTTCTAGGTAAGATGCCACTTGCACAGTCATTGCCCGAGCCCTCCTACGCGAGCGAGCCCCAGGGAGATTTCAAGGGAGCGGTCTCCCCGCCGGACCTTTCGAAGAACCTGAAGCCGGGCAACCGGGCCATCCGCGACGCCGTCCAGGCGCGAAACATCGTGATGGTGTTGCTTGCCGCGAGCCGGGAGCGTAACATCAAGAACGCGCGCATCCAGGCGAAGGTGAATTCCGAAAAACCGCACCGAACCGACGCGCTGGAGAGCGAAGGATTGGCGTGGAAGGCGAACTTCTCGACCAAAGTCCTCGCGATGCTCGTCGAAAAGGTCGCACCGCGGTTCGTGCAGGCCATCGAGGGCGTAAAATTTCTCACCAACTCCAAACTTCCCGACGATATCGAAGGTGCCGCGGTCAAAACCGAGGCCTTCCGTCGAGAAATCACGTCACTGTGTCGCAACCGCGCCGGCTGGCGTGACTTTTTGGGTGACCTCGCGCAGGAGAATGCACTTTTTGGCTGGGCCGTCCTCGCGTGGCTCGATGAATTCAGTTGGATGCCGAAATTTTTCCGCCAAGACTTTGCCGCGGTGCCCACCGGGACGAAACCGACTCCCGGAAAAGCGCAGGTCGTGTGTCTCAAGGAAGTTTTTTTGCTCCACGAGCTGTTCGAACTCATCAAAGACAAGGACGCGGCAAAAACTCGCGGTTGGAACATCGAAAACACGGTCCAGATTATCAACTCGGCGATGCCGCAGGACCGACGCTCGCAGTATTCCGCCTGGGAACGCGTTTACGAGGACCTGATTCGCGAATCGAACCTCGGATTGTCGCACGAGAGCGGCGCGCGCGTGGTCGTCGTGTGGCATTTGCTCGCGACGGAGATTGACGGGCAGGTATCGCACTACATTTTCGAAGAAAAGACGTTCACCGAGCTATTCACGAGCGAGGACCAATACAAAACGATGGCGGACGCCGCCGCGTTCTTCACTTTTCAGCAAGGCAACGGAACAATTCACGGCTCCAAAGGAATCGGACGCGAACTTTACTCCATTGCCGGCATCATCGACCGTTCGCGCAACGAAGTTGTGGACCGGCTGAACCTTTCGGGCAAAGTTATCATTCAGGCGGACGAAAAAGTCCTCAAACGCTTCCGAATGTCGGTTGTCGGCAACGCGATTCTCATCGCGCAAGGATATAGCGTGCTCGAACGCAAGCTGGACGCCGCGGTTGAACCGTTCGTTCAGCTTGACCAGTTTTTGACGGGTCTTCTCGACCAGATGGCCGGCGCTACCACGCCGCGCGCGCTCGAGGGCGAGCGCGTGACCAAGGCCGCGGTGGATTTTCTCGCCTCGCGCGAAGAAGAGACCAAGGACAACGTCATCTCGAGGTTCCTGACGCAGTTTTCTGCGGCGGTGACTACGATTCAGCGGCGCGCGTGCGACCCGAACACTTCCGAGGACGATGCGAAGGCGATGCAAGAGCGTCTTCTCAAAATAATGTCCAAAGAAGAGTTGAAGATGCTAGCGGAGATGCCTTCGACTGAGACGGTCAAAGACTACACCGAGATTAAGCGCCAGCAGGTCGTCATCATCGCGCAAGAAGCCCGCGGCAACCCACTTTACAACGCCAAGGAAATGGAACGGCGCAAACTAATCGCGCTCGTGGATGAAGAATTCGCGAACTCGGTGTTGCTGCCGGACAACGACCCGACGGAACAGGCCGAGCAGACCCGCGCGCAGATGGTGGAGCTGTCGTCTCTGATTATTCCGCAAGGGACCGAGGTTCCGGTATCGCCGCGCGACAGTCATCTCATTCACTTGCAGGTTTTGATGCCGGCGCTGGAGTCCACCGCGCAGCAAGCGGTCCAAGACCCGCACGCCATCCCGACGCTCGTCGCGATTTTGAAACACGCAGCCGCGCACGAACAAATCGGTCTACAGACCGGCGTGGACAAGGCGGCGATGAAACCTTTCTCGGACATCATCGGAAAACTTACGGCGCAGATGCCGAAACTTATCGAGATGGCCAAGCAAACTGAAATGGCTCAGCAACGTCAAGCCGAACTGGAAGCAGGGGCGCCTCCTGGACCGACTGACGAAGCTGGCAACCCGATTCCGGGAGCTACTCCGCAAGAAGTGCCGCCCGAACCTGCACCCGCCCCAGCCCAGACCCTTTAGCACCCGGTCTAACCCTACAGACCCATGATTACTATCGAGCCCAATAAATGGGACAGCGACGACGCGAAGATTCTCAAGGATTTTTTCGCCTCCACTACCGGAGCCCTCGCCTTGCAGCATACGCTTTACGCGATGCCGGCATTTTCTGACGCAAGTCCGCACGCGACCCTAGTGTCGTCATGCCTGCGTGAAGGATTTCAGCGCGCCGTCCAGGCGTTGCTGGATTTACAGACCATCAGACCTCCCCAAGCCGAACCGGAATCAAACTATCCGGACCTGGAAGACGACAGCAAATGGAACGACGGCGTTCAACCAGCCGCCGACGAAACCTTATAACTTATGCCCGCCATCAATAATCCAAACGCTCCCGGCGCAGACCAGAGCGCAAACCTTCCGTCAATCTCGGCTGAAACATCGAGCGCGCTCGACGCGCTGTTGAAACAGCAGGAAGACGAAAGCCCCAAGGGTCCAACCGGTCCAGTCGGTGCCACCGGCAACGTCGGTGACCCCGGCGCTCCTGGGCCGTCCGATAAGCGCGACCCCGCAACCGGAAAGTTTCTTCCGAAGGAGAAGACTGCATCAACCGGTCCGTCCGGTGATGAGACCCCGGTGTCCGGTGCAACGCCACCCGCGTCCGGCGCGGCGACCGATGCTTTTGCGGACGTGCAGGCCCCGCAGTTGAAGGGCAAGTCCGCTGAGGCATTCGAAAACATCAAGCGGCTCGCGAACGAGAAGGTGACCGCCCTCCAATCGGAGCGCGACGCGTTTGAGAAGCAAATCAAAGAGCTGAACGAGAAGGCTGGACGGCTCGACCCCAAGGTTGAGGCCGAGTTGAAGGAACTCCGTGAATTTCGTCGCAAGCTCGACGTCGAGGCGGACCCCGAATTCAAAAAGTTCGATGAGGAATCGACGACCCAGGCCGAGTCCATTTACGGCAAGCTTTTGTCCGTCGGCGTGCCCGAGCACACCATCGAAAAAATCAAATCGATGGGCGGCGTGTTCAAAGTTCAGTGGGACCCGATTTTGGAGAAGCTACCGTCCGCGGCCAAGCGGTTTATCGAAGTGAAGCTGACGCAGCTCGAGGACCTGAAGGAAAAGAAATCTACGGCCATCGCTACGGCGAAGAAAAACTCGGAAGAGTTTTTGACGCAGCGCGCGCAAGCCGGCGAGACCGCGAAGAAAGAGTTTCGCGAGAAGGCCGCGACCACGCTCGACGCGATGCTGCCGAAACTGGACTGGTTCGTGGAGAAGAAACCCACCGACAAGTCCACTGACGCGGAGAAGGCGGCTATCGTGGAGCACAACAAGCTTTTGACGGAAACTAAGCTCGCCATCAAGGACGCTATCGACGACGACAGCGCCGAAATGCGGGCCTTCCTGGCGGTCGGTCTGGCTCAGTTGTTGAAATTGCGCGCGGACTACTCTTCGGCGACCTCGGCTCACAAATCTGAAGTTGCGAAGTTGAAGGCCGAACTGGACGCAGCCAACACGCTGCTGGAAAAAGTGAAGAAGGGTTCGACGAACCGTCTTCGCGACACGACCGCGGTGGCTTCTGTTCCCGCCGCCGGCGCCGGAAGCATCAACGAGAAACCTGCGGACGCACTCGACCGGGCGCGCGCTGAGGTAGAAGCCCGACGCGGCTAATGAGTCAGGTCTGCATTTGTCTGCCTTCGTATAAGACGATGGAGCCACGGATGGCTTTCAGCGTCATGGGGCTGATTCATAACGGCAAGGGCCGGACCGCGGAGATGCTGGATTTTGGGGACGCCTTCGTGGTGCATTCCCGGAACAAGCTCGCCGCGGGCTTTTTGCAGACCAAAATGGAGTGGATGCTGACAATCGACGACGACATGGTCGTGCCCTGGGGGAATGCAAAACTTTTTAATTCGTTTACTCGTTTCAATCTCGCTGAGCGTTTTGCCGGACGCAATACCCTCGACCGGCTTCTGTCTCATGGCAAAACTTTGGTGGGAGGTCTTTATTTCGGGCGCTGGCGACATGGCAAAGCGATGTATGGCGAGGGTTCGGACCCGGACGAATTGCGTTACGCCAAGCGCGGACCATATGACCTCATCAAACCCACCCGATGGGTCGGGACCGGATGCATGTTGATTCACCGGTCCGTGCTGCTCGACATCGAGAAAGAATTCCCGCACCTCGCGCGCGGCAAAGACGGCAAGGGTGGTCAGTGGTTCACATCCAGTGAGCACGACCTCCGTCACGCTTTTGAAGTAGTCAAGGATTGGCCGGATGCGGCCGAGGCGATGAAGTATCTTCGTGCTGCCGCGTCGAAGTCGAAACGACACTCGAGCCTGGGCATGGGCGAAGACGTTCAATTTTGTATCCGCGCCACGCAGGCCGGACATCAGCCGTATGTGGACATGGGTCTGCTCTGCGGCCACATCGGAACCTACTGTTATGGCGAACCAACCAAATAAGCTTCTCATCGCCTTCGTCTACTGGGAGCAGGACCGCGCGCAATCGAGCAAGCTTGCACGGTTGGTGGCGGACCTGGAACCGCGGCTGTCGGAAAACGCGGACGTGCTTTTCTCTGCGCGGTTTGACTGCACGCACGACACTTCAACCATTGAATATGTTGCCCGAAAATTCAACGTTCACACGAACATTTGCCGGGGACGCCGCGGCCGTGGTTGGCCCGCCGGCTGCAACGACCTAGCTTTCGGCACACTCGACTACGTATACAGTCACGCTGCGATTCGGCGGATTTCGCCTTACAAGGCTGTGGCACTTCTTGAAGCGGACAGCGCGCCGCTGCGGCCTGGGTGGATAGAGGAAATCTCGAACGCCTGGGATGAGGCGAACAAGGTGAAGCCAATTCGCGTGTTCGGCCCGTTGCTCCCGAGCGGAGTCAAGGAAGCGGGGAACCAGCACATCAACGGAAACTGTTTGGTCTCGGGCGACATGCCTTTTCTGCATTGGTTCACTCGCAAGGTCGGCGGCTGCAATCCGCACGCGGGCTGGGACTGGTGCATGGCGCCGCAGTTCAAGCGTATGGGCTGGGCCGACTGCAAGCAGATGAAATCTTGGTGGCGCTGCCCACAGGTGTCGCAGGAGCAGTATGAATCGCTGTTGGCCGACGGCACGGTTTATCTGCACGGCTGCAAGACCGATGACGTATTCAACCTCGTTCGAAAGAGGTGGCTATGAGCAAAGAATTTCCTCGCACGTTAATCCCGACGGAGTGCATAAGCTTCCCCCGCTGTGGTCATCACGCGCTAACTAACGTGCTGGGGCATTATTTTGCGGAGAACTTTCATTACGGCGAGCTGTATCGGGACGGAACTCCCATCGGGCCGGATTCTCCGACTAATTGGCAGAAGAACCACGATTTCAATCTGGACACGCCGATTCTGCCGGACCGAAACTATATCGTGCAGATTCGCAACCCGCTCGAGGCGATTGAATCGTGGGAAGTCCTGGACAAGCGCGTGGCCGGGCGTGTGGTGGATACGTGCGAGAACCGCATCGAGTTTTATTCGAAGTTCGTTAAGAAGTGGATTTATGGACTTGTCCCGTGGCGGCTTGTGGTGTGGTATGAGGACCTGATGGCGCGACCGTTGCCGACGGTCACGAGCGTGATTCAATTTGTGACGCGGACACAGAACGTGGACGTGGCACGGCTTCAGGAATCGCTTACGGCGTTCCCCCTGGAGCGGAGGACCCAAACATGCCCGACGAAATACAACAAAGCGTGAACAAGTTGGTGGTGACCATTCATGGTTACGCTGGCGACGCCCATCAAATCAACGACCTTCGACCGGTATACGAGCACCACAAGGCGCCAATCGTGGTGATGACGCCGGACGACTCCCGCATTGAATCGTTCGGTCCGCACATCTGCCGTTTCGGCGGCAAGCGGCAATACATCGGCGAGGACAGCCTTAAGCGGCAGGTCCGTCACTGGGAAATGATGCTCGATTTCAACGCGACCCATTTTCTGTCAAACGACTCCGATAGCTTTTGTCTGGCCCCGGAGCTTCCCGAGTATCTCTACAAGGAAGACGTGCTGTGGAGCAACGAGGTGTCCGACATGATGCACCTTCGCAAGCCGGAATACAAGTGGCCGCGCCTCGCGTTCCAGCCGCCATACTTTTGGTCGCGGGGAATTGTTGAGCGGTTGGTAAAGGCCGCGCCGCTGGTGAAGATTGACATGCAGACGCCCTTCATCGACTGGTTCGTGATGGCGGTCGCCGTCGCCGGCGGCATCCCGCACAAGTCATTTCCGGACGGGTTCAGTTGTGGGACAGCCAATCCGCACGGCCTGAAGGTGATGACGGACCAAGTCTGGAGGCACGGGAAAATTTTTGTCCACGCGGTCAAGAATGCATCAATTCGCCGTCAGCTCGAATATGCGCGCGGGCAGTTTCTGAAGAGGAAAAGAAAATGAACAAGGACTCTGTAATTTATGTGGCCGGGCATCGTGGTCTTGTGGGTGACGCAATTACGCGCCTGCTTCGCTCGCGCGGTCACACGCGCATCGTTACGGCTACGCGGGAGCAGGGCGACCTCACGGACCCGGTCTTCGTGAAGTGGTTCTTCTCCGTCTACAAGCCGGAGTATGTTTTTGTGGCGGCGGCGCACGTCGGGGGCATCCTGGCGAATGACCAGAACAAGGTGGACTTTATCACGAAGAACCTCGCCATCCAAAACAACATCATCCTCAACGCCGCGGAGTATGGGACGAAAAAACTCCTGTTCCTCGGCAGCTCGTGCATCTACCCGCGTGACGCGGAGCAGCCCATCAAGCCCCAGGCGCTTTTGACCGGGCCATTCGAACCGACGACCGAGGCGTATGGAATTGCCAAGGTGGCCGGCATTCGGCTGTGCCAGTATCTGCGCGACGAGAAGGGTCTCAACTTCATCTGCGCGATGCCGTGCAATCTCTATGGCCCAGGCGACCGGTTCGACAGCGTTCGCTCGCACGTCGTCCCTGGTCTCATCACGCGCATGCTCCACGCGAAAAAAATGGGGATGCCCGAGTTTGCGGTGTGGGGAGATGGCTCGGCCCAGCGCGAGCTTTTGTATGCGGACGACCTCGCCCGCGCGTGCTCGCTTTTGATGGACGAATACAACGGGCGCGAGGTGGTGAACACCGGCAGCAGTGACGAGTGGACCATCAAGGCCATCGCGGACGAGGTGCGCAAGGTGGTAGGATACACGGGCTACCTGCATTTCGATTCGGACAAGCCGACGGGCGTCCCCAGGAAGGTCCTGGACAACACCGTCATTCGGTCGCTCGGGTGGTCGCCGCAGATGCCGTTTCCCGAGGGGCTTCAGAAGACCGTTACGGCGTATCGCCAACGGCTGTCGATTCTTCGTTGACATTTTCGATTTGGGGCGCACTGGTAAGAATGTGAACGAGAAATATGACCACTGTTCTCGCTGCCACGCGCGACGGAAATATCCGGGGCGAGACTGTTGCAAGGAATGCTTGGTGCGGCATGCCCGAAGAAATTGTCTTCGTCGAGCCCGCCGAAAGGAACGTTACGCAACAGACCCCGCCTTCAGAATTCGGACAGCTCTGTCCACTCGAATAAACAGCGCGCTGCGGGGCACCCTTAAAAAGGTGGCGAACACAGAAAAATTGTTGGGTTGCTCTTTCGCGCACTTCCGAGAATACATGGAAGGCCTGTTCAAACCGGGGATGACCTGGGAAAACTACGGGGAGTGGCAGGTGGACCACAAAATTCCGTGTGTGAATTTTGACTTGGCGAAAGAATCCGAGCAATACCGATGTTTCCATTACAGCAATTTGCAACCCCTTTGGGCAGAGGATAATCTGCGAAAGGGATGGAAAAGTAGTTGACAATTTTGATTTTCCATGCACTTCTTCTGTGCATGGACCTTAATCGGCTTCTCTGGTCCGGAAGCAATCGGCCTAATCTGTCTGCGGCTGGCCGGCGCTGACAGGGTAACTTCGCAGCCCCATTGCGAGGAAAAAAACCGTAAGTGGTTTATACCACTTAAATTAGAAAGGCTCTCAAAATGAGTGCTGATTGCAATGCGCCCGACGTAATCTCGGAAATCGCCCAAAAGGACGTTTCTCGATTGGTCGGCACGGTCGCGAAGACTCTCGCGGCCAACAGCGTATTCATTAACGTCATCGGCGGCGGGGTGTTCCCGTCCGGCGTGTCGGATGAAATTCGCTTCCCCGTTCAAATGCAAGCCGCCCCTGGCGACTCGCTGGCCCTCCCCACATTCCAGTGTGATACGGAGGTCTGCGGAACCAACGGAATCCAGGACCTTACTGACGCGATTGACTTTACCGCTCGCTTGGAAACCAAGCGTGGCCGCGGTCCCCGCGTCTGTGTAAAGAAGGGCTACGCGGCTTTTAAAAGCTCGTATCTCTCTGCGGAAGACTCACTTAGGAAGCTCGTCACGCAGTATGTCAACGCTGACATCCGCGCCCAGCTCTACCTGCGCAGCGCCTCGAAGTTCAACGCCGTCGCCGGCTACGATTTCGATTCTCTGTTCACCGGTGGTGTTGAGACGGACCTAGGCGTCCAGTTCGCCCCACTGTTGCCCACGGGTCCGCTGAGTTTCAAAGCTCTGCACTATCTGACTCGCTTCGTCAAGGAAGCGTTGTTCGCGTCGATGTTCGACAGCGAAGGCAAAGGGATGCCCCACGCTCGCTTCATCGGCAGCTCCGACATCATCGAGAGCTTCCGCAATGAAATCGGCGTGAAGGAAATCCTCATCGGTTTGACGACCGGTGGATACAAGCTGGGCGAGCAGTCCGTTTCTGCTTACCAGTTCGAAGAGGCGCCCGCTTACCGCGGTATCGCTTTCGGTGTGGACCAACGTCCGCTCCGTGCCACGGGTTTTGACGGCGACGGCAACCTCATCCTGGTTGACCCCGTCGTGAACGTCCCGAACCTCACCAAGAACACGGCGTATGCCAAGGTCAATCCCGCGTGGTTGGCTGCGGACTACGAAGTCGGGTTCTTGATGTTCGACAACACTTTCAACCGGCTGGTTCCGGAGAAGTATGTCGGCGAAGGCACCTTCAAGTTCGCGCCCCAGTTGCACATGGGCGAACTCGAATGGCATTACATCGTGGACAACGACTGTAATCAGTTCGGCGACTTCGGTTGGCACAAGTATCAGATTACTCGTGCGTATCAGCCGATTCGTCCTCAGCACGTTGTGCCCATCCTGTATCGGCGCTGCCAAGCGGACCTCGGTCTGCCCGACTGCACCGTGACGGATAGCTCGAGCTTCTCCGGAAGCGACGCGTTTGCCACCTTGGGAGTCTGCGACTCCTAAGCTGGGTCTGTAGGGTCTGCCGGCGAGGCCAACACCTCGCCGGCAGTTTAACACTCAACCTCACCAAAAAAAATATGACTTACGTTGAAGCTCAAGCTGCGCTGCTCGCACTCGGTCAGGACCTCAGCCTCACCGGGCTCCAGGGCCGTTCCGTGTCGGGTCTGTTGCAGGAAATCCTCATCGCCGGCGGGTCCGCTATCACGGACAAAGGCGCCGGTTCTGATTGGGATAACGCGCTCGTCACTGCCCTCGGCATTGACACGCCGTTGACCTAATCATCAATCTGGGTTTGAGGGGTATTATATATAATACCCCTCACTCCCAACCCTTTTCTGATGTTCGACAACATCAAAGTTTCTGGCGCGGCCCTCCTGGGATTTGGCGCCCCAATCGCAAACATTTTTATCGACACGGCGACGTCCTGGTTGGGCGTGCTCGTGTTGGTCGGACAAATCTCAGTGGCCGCGGTGACCACTTGGTATATTTTCCGCAAGGCTCAGGCACTTCATCGCGACAACAAAAAGGACAAGAAGTAATGAACGCTTACAATGACCCCAAAGACATCACTGGGGCAATCCTGGCGGCGGCTGTTGGCATCACCTACAGCACCTCCGACGATTATGTGAACTTGGCCCGCAAGACGGCCATCGCGCTTGGCGTGCCGGCTCACAAGGTCAACTACGCTGAACTTGGGACCATCCTGAACCTGATTCGGGAAGCCTCTCCCATCGTCTCGTAATGTTCTGGCCGGACACATCCCCGAAGTGGGGGGACTCTGAAAACACACTTCTCGCGAAGTGGTTGGAGACCCTCGGCGGCGAGGCCAAGCCCGGCGACTCGGACCATCAGCTTTTGTATAAAATCGCGCTGCTCCTGAGTAACGCAATGTAACCTATGGACACGACCCCTCGACTGAACGACCCGGACAACACGCTGCTGAAGAAGATTTGCCTCTTGCTTCAGGGCGGCGTCTCATCCGGCGTTCTGACTTTTAACGCACGGACTGGTGCGGTCACGCTTCTCTCGGCGGACGTGACCGGCGCCCTGGGCTACACGCCCGTGAACAAGGCCGGCGACACGATGTCTGGCACGCTCACGGTCCCGACGCTCACCTCCACGACGGCGATTAACGGTGTGGACGAGACGCTGACCGGGACGCTGAATATCACCGGCTCCCAGGTTGACCACGAGGTTTTGACTCGCATCGCGGCTGATACGCAAGGCCCGACTATCCGAATGCGCAAGCGAGGGACGGGCGGCAATGCGAATGCTCCGGTTGCGAGCAATGAAGGAATTTTTCAGATTCGCGGTCTCGCCTGGGACGGGACGGACTACCAAGCGGCTGGCCGATTTCAAATTAACGCCCAGGGCACCCAGAGCGGAACGAACCACTCTTCGTTTATTCGGTGGCAGGCATGCCCGCCGAACACGACCACGGAAGAGGAACTCTTTCGCATCACTTCGTCCGCGACCGCGCAATCCATCATCGCTCTCGGTGGCGTAGCGGCCACGAACCCGGCCCTAAAACGTAGCGGCACGGACATTCAAATCCGTCTCGGGAACGACTCCGGGTATGCGGCTATTGACGTGTCCGCTGTTAAGGCGGCGGGGACCCAGGTGGTCTCCACTCGTCAGCCCGGCTGGACCGCGGCCTCCGGCACCGCAACTCGCACGACTTTTGCCACCAGCACGGTGACGCTCGAAGTCCTCGCTCAACACGTCAAGGCTCTGATTGACGACCTCATCACTCACGGCTTAATTGGAACATAACATGCCCGACTCCGATTCAAATACATTCGAATCCCTGGGCCGAATTCTGGCCTCAGTGTTTGGGATTGCCACGCGACCGTATGATACGAAGGTCCAGCTATGGGCCAAGGTGGCGAGGTCCCTGGGAATTCGCGTGTCTCCTTATGACTCGTTGGAATCCATTCTAGCACGAATCGCCGCGACGAACCCAACGGGCGGAAGCTCGCCCTCTTCGGATGAACTTATTCCGAACCTTGTCGGGGGGCCGGATACCTACATTGACATTGAAGGTGTCGGGCTGAACGCGCTAGTGTCTTTCGGGGTGACGCAGTTGTTTTTCTTCTTTATGGTCGATATCACGGGAATGAAGACCCTGGTCTTCCCCAACTTGACTACCGTCAATAATTCCACGGGGGGAATCGAGTTGGCGTCGTGCGCGGAGCTGGAAACGATTTCCCTCCCCGTTCTTGCTGGGGTGCTCCCGCACGTTAACTTCGAGGACATGCCCGCGCTCACAAGTTTTTCAGCTCCCGGAGCCGGCCCGGGGGTCGCGTCGCCCACGGTGGTTTTGATTGATTGTCCGAACCTAGCCGTTTTCGACGCCCCCAATCTTCTCACCGGAGCAACCGGGTTTGGTTTTTTAATTATTACGAACATTGGTCCGGTATCACTAGACATCGGGTTAACCGAGCTTGTTGAATGCGGCATCCTGGACCTCGAAAACTGTCCGGGATTTTCCGGGAACAAAAACTTTTCGACTCTGAACCTTCTGTTTAATCGGTTGACTGTTTCGGGCACCTCGGCGACGGGACTTCAATTTCCGTTGCTCCCCTCTATAGGGGCGAATTTGGCAGTGGAGAACAATCCACTACTCACTAACTTGTCTCTTCCGCTAGTGGTCACAGTGGCAGGAAATGTGACAATCAAAAACAACGCCACCCTCGTTAGTTTGGACGTGTCCTCGATGGTGCCCTTCAGTGCTTCGACTGATGACTACAGTGGCAATGCTTTGAATCAAGCCTCTGTGGATGGCGTTCTTGCACGCTATGCGGCGAATGCTGGATATTTGGCGGGGACGATTGACTTGTCAGGGGGAACCAACTCTGCTCCGTCCCCGACGGGTGCGGCGGACAAGGCCACTTTGATTGGACGCGGCGTGACGGTAATCACCAATTAACTTATGGACGACCTCAAAGTTTCAGAAAAAGTGAAGCCGGTGGAAGTGAGTAAGTTCGACCGCACGGTGGAACTGCACAATTCTATTCGTGTCGCAGAAGGGAAGTCGGCCCTCTCGCAAGAAGAATTTGCTTCCGCGATTCTGGCCGGGCTACAAAAACGTCCGCATTGGGTCAGGATTCTGCTCAGGAACGTTGCACTTTTGATGGCCGTCTTGTTTTTGGCCGGCTGTTCGATTCTGCCGCTCAAGCCCGGCAGCGCCTCGATTGAATCGGACTCCGACGGGCGCAAGGTGATTCAGGTTCATCAGTCTCAGAACCCGAAGAATGACACCGTCCAGGATTACAAGCGCGTCGTGGACTCCAACGGGGTGACGACCGAGGAAGTCCACACTAAAATCGGAGCGGCCCAGAAAGACTTAGCGCGCGAGATGACCGCGAAGCTCGGTTCGCTGCGCCCCGTGATGTGGGTCGGCATTTTCGTTTTGCTTTTCGGCATCGGGAGTTTCCATCCGTATCTGCGCGCCATTGTAGGCAGCGTGACGACCAGCGTCATCATCGTCGTCGCGGGCTTGGGGATGATTGTTTTGCCGTCTCTTATCGTGGGAAATGAAATCTTGATTCTTGGTGTCGGCGTTGGCGCGGTTGTCCTTTACTGGTTCAGTCACCGACACGGAAAACTTCAAGGGCTGGTCGATGCGAACAAAAACGGAGTAGACGACCGAGAGGAAAAATTATAATATGCCTTGCGATTGTGGTAGCCAAGGGTGCAGCGGGGGATGCGGGGATTGCAATCAGACCTTCCCGGCTGATTGTGGTTCGACGCAGTGTAACCCGTGCCGGTCGTGCCCTACCTCGACTGCGGACTGCGAAACGCTTCCCAGCGCGCTGCAAAACTTTGTCGATGCGTTTTTCGGTTCAGTAACCAAGACGGAAATCAACGGGGAGGTCCGATGGATTTTGCCGTGTAACCTGGACATTGGTTTGCCCGGCAACCCGCGCGGCGACGGCGAGGGTCTCGCGTGTTATTTCCTCCGGCTGTTTCGCGACGGAATCAACGGGCTCGAAGGTCCCACCGGCGCCCCAGGCGCTGCGGGCGAGGCCGGCCCGACTCCCTGGACGATTTTACTTACGGCGTTCGTGCAGCCTTCCTCCGGCGGCACGGTGAACTTCAACATTGTGGCGTCGCCCAGTGTGACCGTCGGCCAGACGGTTTTCATCCCCGGCTCCGGTTACTACATTGTGACGAGCCGAGTGTCGAACTCGGTCTTCGCGCAACTCATAGAGGCGGTCCCCTCACCGAACGTGGTGACGGTCCCCGGCACGATTGTTCTGCCGTGCGGACCTCGGGGTCTCACGATTACCGGACCGCCGGGAACGCCGGGAACCCAGGGGCCGACTGGCGCCCAGGGTATCCAAGGTCCAACCGGCCCGAGCGGCGCGACGGGTCCCACAGGGCCGACGGGCGCCGTCACGACGAACGACAACGGACAGGTCGTCATCACAGGCGCGACGGACTTCACCGTCACGAACGCGGACCAAAAAATTACTTTCGGCATCGACGACCCGGAGGTCAACCTCCCGGTCGCGGGGACCTATTGGGTCATCGCGCGATTCCGTTGCTTCAACGACGTTGGAAGCGGAGACAATTTGGAGTGGGATTTTTACATGAACAACCAGACGACGGCTACGCCGGTGCCTGGGGGTGAACATCCTGACACCATCATCTGGAATACTGGCGGCTCGACGCACTGCACTTACGTTCATATCTGGGCGCTGGTGACCACGTCTGCGGACAATCAAATCATCGACTTCCACGTTCAATCGTTTAGCGGCGCGGCCCCGCAGACAATTTTCCAAGACGGCTCTGTCGTGGCATACATTCGACTGCAATGAGTGACTGCACACATCCAGTTCTGCGTGACCCGGAACATGATTTATCTCATCCGTGTTTCCCGCGGCCTTCGACGAAAATTTTGCCGGGGCGCACGCTGCCCCCACGCATCATCGTCAACGAATCGATTGACGTGCTCCAGGACGAAGATGGTTTTCCGATTTTGGATGAAGTCACCGGCTCAACCATCATCGACGATTTGCGAGAATGAAAGTTTCTGATTACGTAAATGGGGCCGAGGCCAATCCCGAGGGATGGTTGTTCATCGCTGAACGCCAGCCGCCGGGAGCCCCGAAGCCCTACATCACGAAGAAAATTGCGCCCGACAAACTGGGCGCCACCGGTCCGGCAGGCCCACAAGGTCTGCCGGGCGTCGGTGCCGAAGGGCCTACTGGCCCGACGGGCGCGGCGGGCAGCGTTGGGCCGACGGGTCCGACGGGCGCCAACGGGGCGGACAGCTCGGATGAGTGGGTTCATCCCGACGGCTTGTCCCTGGACCTTTTTGAGGAATACGACCCAGGCGCGATTGTCGCTCCGAGCGGTGGATTTGGTTGGGACACCGCCGGCGTTGTCTCGGGCGGAACCATCGTGCAGCGAAACATCGCGAACGGTCGCACCGAGCGTCGCCTGAGTTTATCCTCCGGCGAATTCGCACGAAAACTTTATGTCGGCAGCGACTGGCATCGGCTACGAATCGCACTGTTGCTGCGAGTCAACGGTGCATCAACTTTCACCGCGAATGGGTTTGTCGGTCTGTGCTCGGGCACCACGAATCCATTCGGCGGGACGACCGACAACGCCATCGGAATTTATTTCGACCCTACGAACGTGAACTCCTGGGTGTTTACGAACGGCACGACCAAGGACTTTTTCGCGCAGAGTGTCAGCACGCGCTTCGTAACGAAACGCGGCGCTGGCGCCCCAGTAGACCAAGGGGGAGGAAGCGGGTCGGATGGTCGGCGATTCGCATCCACGGAGGCTCTGCGCACGATTTTATTTTTGGAAGTCTCGCGGCCCGTGTTCGCCAGCTCCGTTTCGTCTGTTTCATACTCCTGGGGCATGCGCTCGACGAATGTGACCCAGGCGGAATTCTCGCTGAGCAAACGCTCGCTGCTCCATTCGATTATGGACAGCGCGAACAACAGCTCTCTCGCGCAGGATGACACGATTGTGACGCTCACGGGCGCCAGCACGGTTACCAACGCCTTCGCAGATGACGAGAGCACCGGCGCGTTCGACTCGCTGAATATCCGATGGGACGGCACGCACCCGCTGGAAATCTGCGGCATGGCCGTTCACAAGATTTACTAACATGAATTACGCCCTCGAAGAGTTTTACGAGAACGCGCCAATTACCACGGCGGACGACGGTCACATCCTGATTGGAAAACTCAACGCGGGTGGAGTGATTCAGCTTTTTCGGCTGCACGTCAATGACCTGAACCATATTGCAGGGCCAACAGGTCCGACAGGGCCAACGGGTCCGACGGGGGCCGCTGGCACCAACGGAACCAACGGAACAAATGGCGCGACCGGGCCAACCGGTCCGACGGGTCCGACAGGTCCCGTAGGTCCGACGGGCGCGAATGGTCCAACTGGGCCGACTGGACCCACGGGACCCGCGGGTTCGGCCGGCGCGAGTGGCCCGACAGGTCCGACAGGTCCCACGGGGCCGACGGGGGCCACGGGCGCGAGCGGGGCCACGGGCGCGAGTGGTCCGACTGGGCCGACAGGTCCAACGGGGCCGACGGGCGCCGGCGGGACGAATGGCTCGTCCTTCGTTACTGATTCTTTCGCGCTTGAGAATTTTGATGACTACGCGACTGGAGCAATCTCCAACTTTACGAGCGGCTCGGGGTGGAGCGGCTCGGGGGCGGCGTCTGGAGCGACCATTGTTTCGGTGACGATGCCAGATGGACGAAGCGACAAGCGATTGTCGCTGGCCGGCCCAGGAGAATTCAAGCGCAAAATGATTTGGGGAGAAAAGTGGAAGCGCATCCGCGTCGGTCTTTTGCTACGCATCAGCGGGGCGGCGACCATCACTGGGGATTTTCAATTTGGGGTGTGCTCGGGAATCACCAACGGGGTGGGCAGCACGACCTGCACAAATTACATCGGGTGTGGAACTCGGCCCCTTAACACGAACCAATACACGCACGCGGCTGGAAGCGATGTCAACGTGTATACCGCAACTTTTGCGGGCGCGTCATCCAAACGGGTGAACACCTTCACGGACTACGGCGGTTCCTCTTCAATGAAGGGCTACCCTGCCGCGGGCTCGACGGCTCTTTGCTTGAACGTTTTTGACATCAAGCGCGCACGGCTTTCGGCCAGCGCAACCTACGGCATGTTTGTTCAGGGTCCGTCGCCGACAGGAACTACTGGCGGCAGCACGGAACAATTTTTGGATTGGGGTGACCTGCTCGCGGTAATCCAGAACCCGGACACGGCGACCTACAACACCGGATGGTGGTATGACGGCAATGCGTCCACCCAGTCGGCGACCTTCGACGAATCGGCGGGCGCCCTGGACAGTATCAACATCTGGTGGAGCCATGCCACCACGCCCATCGAAATTGCCGGTATCGCGGTATGGAAGATGGCTTGACAAACGGCTGGAAATCAACACTTCTTACATGATGAAAATGCCAATGGACCTAGGATACAAGATGGACATGGGGCCAAGCTCCGTGTCGATGGACAAAAAGATGTATCCAACCCTGCACCTGGAATGGCCTACGGATTACAACCTTCCGGAGGCTGGGGAGCTGACAATCAAGTTCGTCAAAAAGGGCGAGAGCAAGTCCAAACGGGGCTCCAAGCCGCTCTATACGGTGGACCTGGAAATCAAGTCCATTGAGTCTGTCGAGGAAGGCGAGGTTGAAGAGGACGAGACGGAAGAGTCCGGCTCCGAGGCCTTGGACCGGCACGCCAAAGAAGTTTCGGAAAACTACTGATTTTATGCCATACGGAGGCGCAGGAAAAACGGTTGGGGTAGACTACGAGTCGGAAATCCGGAACCTCGACAAACAGAAGGGGGACCTCGAGACGCGAGGCCGCGAGCTGTTGGAGGCCGGCAAGGGCGACTCGGACGAGTTTAATGACGTGGTGGACCAGCATCGCAACGTTCACGGACGCCGCCGGCTCATCGACGGCATGGTAAAAGGCTCGGGCGACGCGGAGAGCGGCGCCGAATCTCTGGACCGCATCAAAGCGGAGATGGGCAAAGGCAAGCCGGGGTCCGGCACATAATATGTTCCAAGCTCAAGATGTTCTCGACGACGCCAGGGACATTTTCGGAATCTGCAAGGAAGAAAAGCTATTCCGATATATCACTGACGCGATTCGATTGCTGGCCAATAAGGGCGACATCGACCCTCTCGTTGGCGCGCTTGACGTTTGCGTTCAGAACAACTGCGTCACGCTCCCGAACGAAGTCGAAACCGTTTTTGGGGTGAACCTTGCTGGGCGCCCCGCGCTCGGCCACAACGAACTATTCTCCTGGCACCTGAACGGCCCAGGCGACCGCAAGACCCGCTGCGATTATTCTTGGTTCGACGAGCTTCCCGCGGTCACCTACAAGGACCTGATTTGCCCTGGCCGGCTGGTCGCTTTCGTGGACAAGCCGTCCGATTCCAACCGGGAACTGCGCGTGTTCGGTTTTGACAACCAGAACAAGCCGCTCCAGACGCTGGAAAACGGTGTGTGGACCGACGGTCTGTTGGTGCCCACGATTTTTGGCTACGCGGTGCCCGCCTCTACGGACCCGATTGTCGGCCGAATCACGAACATCGTCAAGGAACGCTCCGACGGAATCATTCGTCTCTCGACGTTCGACAACTCGTCTAGCAGCGGCACGCTCATCGGAATTTACGACCCGGAAGAAGTTGTTCCGCGGTATCGTCGCATCAAAATCTCCCGCGGCTGCCCCTGGGTCCGGATTTTGTATCGCAAGAAATCGTTCACGGTGACTAGCCCGAATACGCGCATCCTGCTTCACAGTCGGTTCGCGCTCGTGCTCGCGATGAAGGCCGTGAAGTTTTACATCGACTCGGACGTTGCCAACGGCATGCAGTTCGAGGCGCACGCCACACGAATTTTGACCGAACAAGAGGGCGCTCTGACCAGTCCAAACGCGCTCCCGATGCAGGTGGAAGACCGCAACAGCATCGCACAAAAAGACGACTGGAACGTAGACTAACATGAAGAACGTGAAACAAGACATGGGCAAGGCGCCGTCGAGCGGTTCCGTGGAGAACGCGAAGACGAACGCAAACGTCCCCGCGCCCCAGGAGATTTTTCAATACTCCGACGGCAAGTGCGAGGAACGCGACCTGATTGACCGTCTGAAAAACGGCCATGACAAGGGCAACTACAGCGAATACGTCGGGAGTTTGTAATCAGTGACGCCACGAACCGAGGATGGGGAGCTGACGTTTCTAGGCGGCATGGATTCCATGTCCGACTCGAATCAGTTGAGCCCAGGCTTTTACGCCCGCAGCATGAACACCGTCAACCGCGGTGGAGTGGTGCAGTGTCGTCCAGGCTATCGGTGCAAGTTCGTGATGCCGCCGGGCAACCTCCAAGGCGGCTTCGTCTTCCGGCCCAAGGTCGGCATCGAGTCGATTCTGTTCGCCGTGGACGGGAACGTGTATCTGTCCGAGTATCCGTATCGCACGTATCGGCAGCTCGCGATTCAATTCTCCGCGACCGCTCGCCAGCTTTTCTTCGTCCAGGCGGAACAGGCCGTGACGCGCAACGACGACAACTCGCTCCGGCTGGTGCCCCCGGTCAATCTGGTAATCATCCAGGATGGCGGGCTGACGGCGCCGGCGGTGTTCGACGGCTTCAACGCGGAGCACGACGCGAACATCAAGCTCGGTGGACCGATGGCGTGGAGCGGCGACCGACTGTGGGTTGCGCAGGGAGCAAAACTTTTCGCGTCTGACATTTATGACCCGCGGCACTTCCTCGAGCCCCAATATTTCGCGACCATCGAGGCTTTCACGCTTCCTGGAGAAATTACGGCGCTGGCGGAACCGACGGCGAACGCGGAACTGGCTTCACTGTTTGTTTTCACCCAAGATTCCACGACGCTAATCCAGTCCGGAATTCGGGACCGCACTCTCTGGGCGACCACGCCCAACTTTCAGTTCATTCAGTTTCCTGAGGTCGGCTGCGTCTCGCCGCGTTCGATTGCGCTTCTCCACGGCCTGCTGTGGTGGTATTCTGCGCAGGGCTTGACGAACGTCAACGCGGCCATGCTCACTCGCCAAACGTCTGTCACTCCTTACGAGGACAACGAAATGGCGGAAAGCAAATCCCGCCTGGGCGAGGACCTTAACGGCGTGGCCAGTGGGTTCTTCGAGAACTACCTTCTGGTGTCGGTTCCATACTGCGACCGCTACAACACCCATACGTGGTGCCTGGACGGCGCGACCTTCCAGCGCAAGGAGCAAAAATCTCCATTCGCATGGAACTCTTTTTGGACTGGCACTCGGCCCGTGGAATGGTTCTACGGTCTGTTCGCCGGCTCGAACCGGATTTTTTACGCGAGCGTGGATTACGACGGGCAGAACCGGTTGTGGGAAGCGTTCTCTCCGGACCGGCTGGACGACGGGTGCCCGATTACTTGGTATGTCGAGACGCGCGCGTATAGCGCGGACATCCCGCTCAAGGACAAGAAAGTTTTGTATGCGGACATCTACCTGTCCGAGCTGGCCGGGACGGTGGACCTCGGGGTCTTCTGGGCTGGGCCGCACCGGGGACGATACAAACGGATACTGACGAAACGAATCGAAGCGCCCCGCGGTTCATTTCGCATTGGCCACGACATTACGAGTGACCAAAAAATCTTTGCTTTCAAAAAGCAAGTGCGCGCGCTCCGGACCCAGGACGGACGGCTGCTCGCCTCGTCAGAGGACTTGTCCTCGTGCGATGTTGAAAGCATAATGCTGGACTTCCTGGATGAATCTTTTCAACTTCTCATTGTTGGCTCTGGTCCTGGTGCTGTGCGTGGAATTCGTTTATACCTGGAGCCCGCGCCGGGGACGCCGGGTTCAGTCAGCCCGAACAAAGAACTTTCGGGCCGCTGCGAAGAAGACGAAGGACCTGAGCAAAATTTTGTGCGATTCGACGGAGCCGCTTCAGACTCGGTCGAGGCACTGAACGAGAACATTCCGCTGTTCACGAGCAACCGAACGGTGACGCTGACCGAGCAGGGGATTACGGAAGTGGGCACCGGCTACGGCGAGTCTGTGATTAGCCAGGACGACGCGGACAAAATCGCGACCACGACCGCTCGGCGAAAAGCTGCGCGAAAACTGGAAGAGGCTTTGCCGATTTTAATTTCGACGGGACTCGGGCTATGATGCAGTATGATGCATTGCGTGCAATTACGCGCCGGCAGTTGCGAATCAACTACCGGTCGCCGCTCATCTGCCAACTCGGCCCCGAGGAAAGCGGTAGCGGGTCCGGGAGCGACGTGTCCGGGTTTATCCCGGTCAACGCGCCGGCGGGTCCGACGAATTTGCAATCGAGTGTGAGTGATTGTCCGAGAGTGGTGACGCTGACCTGGGATGCCGTAACGGGCGCTCTGGGTTACAACGTCCTGCGCGCGGACGACCCGGTTGGTCCGTTTGTCTACCGTCAGTCGGTGGACGGCCTTTCGTTCGCGGAGGACGTGGAGGACGGCGTGACCTTTTACTATCAAGTCGTGGCGTTCGGCGAGTTTGGACAGTCGAACCCCTCGGAAACTTTGGCGGTCGTAGTGCCGACGTGCGAATAATATGGCGAACCCGAATAACAACGGAAACGGAAACGGCAATGGCGGAAACGGTGGTGGGGCTCCCCCTCCGAACCCGCACCGGAAACCCACGCCGCTCGAAACCCAACAGGGTCTCGAAAAGATGACCGACGCGTTCAAGAGCGATTTTCACAAGGCCGATGGCTCGTTGTATACCATCGCCACTGACGAGTCGCTCAAGACCTTCGGGGAATTGGTTGATAACGGGCGAGCCGATGAGTTGGCTCTGTATCTGGAGAACCCGACACAGCTTTTGCTGTCGATGATTTTCGCGTTGCAGGACCGCGTCGCCGCGCTGGAACGCCGAGGACCCTAATTTATGCCGCTCCAGAAAACTAATTTAGTCATCGTCGCGACACAGTTGCCGCCCGACTTCGAAGGGACGCCGCAGGAATACTTCGCGGCCATCCTCGAGCGGATGGACATCCAGTCCCCGGTCGGCACCAACTTTTTCGTCATCGGCGACGTGGAACCGGCCAGCAACTCCGGCCCGTGGTTCAAAAACGGAACGAAGTTGTATGTGTTCGACATCGACACGGGGCACTACGTCCCGCTGGACATCTCGGACTCTCTGTCGCAGTTTGCGTTCATCGGGCCGAACGACCCAGGCACCCCCGCCGCGGCGGACCCGCTCATCTGGTTCCGCACCGTCGGCAACCGGCCACTGGGCTGGTATGGCTGGGACGGGAATTCCTGGGACGCCGCCCCCGGCGTGCCGAACAGCGGCAACACGGCGAACCGCCCGACGAACCCGGCGGACCTCGAGCAATATTTTGACACGGACATTAACGTCCTGATTCACTGGGAACGCTCCGCTTGGCGCACGGTCTCCGGAACCCCCGGCGACGTGAAAGCGGTGACGGCGGACAACCTGACGCTGGCCCTGAACGCGAACCCTGGATGGTCGGTCCTCTTCGGCAACGACGAGAGCAAGCGCGGTCGCACCCTCGCCCAGGCTGCAAAAGACGCGGGCAGCTCCCCGGTCAACACGGTCTCCACGCCCGCCGGCGTCACGCAGCGCGCGGCAAATGAAACGTTCGGTGAAGAACTACACGTTCTCGGGTCGCTGGAAGTCCAGCAGCACTCGCACCTGATTGGTCACGCGACCCTGCTCAACAGTGTGAACGCGAACGTGGTGTTGTTCCGCGTCGAGGATGCCGACACTGAGATTTTGAACGCGGGCATCCCGAGCCCAACGCCGCCGAATTCGCAGACGATTCGCGCGACGCACTCGAACCCGAACGGAAGTCAGACTGGCGTAAGCCTGGGCTCGACTGGAACGCAGTTGGTGACGAGCAAGCAGTTCACCATCGAAGACGCGCCCAGCTACACAACTGCGGCGACGGGTCACAATACGGTTCAACCGACGGTTTGGTTATGGCACTTAGTCAAAGACTAGATTTGGTGGAAGCCCGGTCACACGGGCTGAAACACCTGCGCGCTCTGTTCGCGAGATACTTCGACGACGTGAAGTATCCCGGAACGTTCGACATGGCGGCGCTGGAGAGCGTATGGGCGCCGCTGCTTGACCGCGGTGTCGCGACAATCCGCGTGCTGATGGTTGGCGGATATACGGTCGGAGTTTATGGCGTGACCTACATGCAGGACACGTTCAACGGCGAGATGACTGGGACGATGGTTTTCCTTTGGGTGGACCCACAGGTCCGCGGGCAGGGTTTTGGAAAAGCTATGTTGAAGCAGGCCGAGCGGGATTCCCGCGCGCACGGATGCACCAACCTCGTGCATGGTCATATGTTTTCCGTCGATAAGGACGGTGGACGCGGGATGTTTGAGAAGCAAGGCTACGAAGTAGTCGAGCTTGGTTTCAGGAAACGACTATAATTTATGGGTGCAATCATTGGAACAGCGGCGTCCATCGCCGAACGCTTCACTGACGAGAAGGCGATGAAAGAGGCGTATGCCGCCCAACGTAACGGCATCGTCGCCCAGCGCAAAGCCTTGACCGAGGACTACGACCTGTCGCGCATCACCTTGTTGACACAACAATACGACAAGGGTTACCTCGACCGCCGTGTCGCGCTTCAGAAAGAATACGAGCCCGAGATGTATGCCGCCGGCCAGCAGGCCCGCCGGGATATCCTGGCCCAGTCGCAGACCCCCGTCTCCGGACTCGAATCGACTCGCGTGGCCGGTCAGCTTTTTAAGGAAAACATCGACAAGAATCCCGAGCTGGACCGGCTCCAGAAGAATGTCATCGCGCGAGCGAACGACGTGCTCTCGATGGGCGGCTCGCTGCCTGCGGAGTATCAGGCCGAGCTGGTGCGCGCTGGCGTTGGCCAAGCGGCCCAGGCGGGAATCAAGCCCACCGAGCGGTCGGTTGGCGGCGTGATGTCCAAGGTCCTCGGTAGCGAGGGCGAAAAACTTCGGCAGTCCCGCTCACTCGAAGCGGCCAAGCTCTCGGACACCGCGCAGAGTTTGCAGGAGTCCCGCGCGAAGATTCTGTCCTCGATTTTTCCGACGATTCAGTCGTCCGAGCGCGAAGGTCTGGCTCGTTCGGCCGCGATTTTCAATCTGGCCAACACGACCGAAGCGGGCACGGGCACCGGGCTCACGGGCCGCGAAGTTTTGAACCTGGACCTCGGCGCGCGACAAGCGCAACGGGAACTCGGTCAACAGAAGGCGAACTTGGACGCGTGGCGCGCGCTGGAGTTTGCGCGCATCCGCGACACCGCCCTTAATCAATCCGCCGGCAATTGGGGCGGGCAAGCGCAGGGCGCCTACGGTGGCGGCGGCGGACAAAGCGGTGGCGGGTCGTCCATGTCAATGGGCGCGATGTCCATGTTGTCCGACAAGAACGCCAAGGAAAACATCGAGCCCGTGGACGAGAAGAAAATTTTGGAGAAGGTCGAGAAGCTCAACGTCTCGAACTGGGACTACAAGGAAGGCGTCAAGGACGTCCCCAAGGGCCGGCATACCGGTCCGATGGCCCAGGATTGGGACAAGCTTTTCGGTTCAGGCGAGGGTGATGCCACGACCATCCCCGTCGTTGACGCAATCGGTGTGGCTCTGGCCAGTGTCAAAGCTCTGGTCCAGGAAATCAAACAACTGAAGCACGCGAGGGCGTAATATGCCGTTGGACATTCCATTGGTTCCAGTAAACACCGACGTAAAAGTCGCTGCGATGAGTGCGTTGGTGCAATCCATCGGAGACCTGCAAAAGTTTCAATCGGCCCCGGCTGCGAATGCCGGAGCCGCCAAGACGCAGACGGACGCGGACAAAAAAGAGGACGAGCTGGCGAAGAAGGCCGCGGCCCGTTCTATTTTGGATGAGAAGCTTCCGGGTCAACCTGACGCCGCGCCCGGTGCCACGCCCCAGGCGACGACCACGCCCACGTCGAGCGGAATGTCCGGCTTGCAATTTCAGGAGTCCGGCGGAAGTCCTGGCACGGGCGGAAGCTCGCTAGGGTTTGGTTCTGACATCCCGGTCTTTGGTCTACAATAATTTTTTATGCCTACCGAACGTTTCAAGGCGCTCAAAGCAAAATACGAAGCGGAGTTTCGCAAGAAGCCCACGCGCGATGTTTTGAACGAGCTGGACTCCGAGGACCTGATTCATTATTTGCAGTCGCGGAAAATGCTGCGCGACGAGGCGACCAGCACTGCGCTCGCCCCGCTCATGCACGAGACCGCAGCCCGCAAGGCGCGCCAGGAGTTGGAGAATGTGAAACAGGGCGGCTCGCCCGAGGCCATCGCCAAGCTGCACGCTGAGACGGCCGGCCACGAGGGCTTCGAGCTGCCTATGCGCCTGGACGGAACGCTGGATGTCCCGAGCGCGCTCAAGAATATTCAGGCTGCCGTTCAGGAAAAGGAGAAGCGAGACCTGGACCGACAGCTTTTAGTTGGCGCAACGGAGCAGACGACCACGACGGTGAACCCGCAGGGCCAAAAGACGGTGACTGGTCAGATGGTCACGAAGACCGGGCAACCGGTCAGCGGGCAACGCACGGTGAGCACCGAGGCTCCCCAAACGGAACCCCTGCGCAAAGAGTATACCGCGCAGCCTCCAGTCCACGAATTCAATAAGGTGCATTCCGGCTACAACAAGCTTTTGCGCGCGCTCAACACGACGAAGAACTCTTCGCCATTCCGTGACCAAGCCGCGATTTTTTCCTGGATGAAAATTTTGGACCCTGGCTCCACTGTGCGAGAAGGCGAGTATGCGACCGTCGAGAACGCGCGAAGCGTGCCGGAGAAAATCAAGGGCCTGTATAACAAGGTCCTGTCCGGAACGATTTTGACTCCGGAACAACGAACCGAACTGTTGGCCGCGTCGGAAGACGTGGTGGATGGACAGCTCATCAACGTTGCGCCAATCATCAAGCAGTTCACCGCCCAGGAGAAGACGGGCGGGCATGCCACGGGTTCTGTGGTGCCAGTCGAGCATCAGGAAATGATTCGAGAGTTTGAAGAACGTGAGGCTGCCAGGGCGAAAGCCCAGCCTCCAGCGGCTGCCGGCGCCGCGCCGTCCGCACCAGCACCGCAAGTCGGTCCTTCAAGTGCGGGCGCGGCGACCGGAGCCGGCGAGAAGCTCGTGCAGCAGATTCCCACGGTAAACTCGCCCGACGAGGCACCCGAGACCGCGCAGTTCTATTTTTCTCCCGACGGGCGAAAGTTCGTCAACAAGAAATACAAGCCCGCTCAATAATCTATGCCCGTTCTGGAGGATATCGCCAAAGGCGAACAGTTCACGGATATCCCTGTCAACCCCGCGCCGGTGGCGGTTCCAGGTGGGACGATGGTTCCGTCTACGGACCCCCGAAAGCTGACCCCGGAAGCGTTGCAGGCCGCGCGCGACGAGATGCGAAAAGCATTTTCTGCGAAGGGAATTCCTGGCCCGCCGTTGGCGCCCGGTGAAAAGCCGCCGGCTCCGGCGGACCCGTTTGCTGCCGAGCAGCAGGCCGATAAGTTTTCTGGCGAGCAGGAGGTTGCAGACCCCTTCAAGGGCCAACGGCAGGCTGACGCGCTCGACGAACGCACGCCGCAGGATTTGGCGCGCGACCCGAATTTTAAGATTCACGATTTCATTCACGCGAACAAGGACAACATCTTCAGCGACCCGAAGCGGTATCAGAAGGCGCTGGATACTTATCGCGAGGCACAGGCTGAGGGGGTCACGCTTAAAAAGACCGTGGCGTCTGTCAAGAAGGACACCTTGCCGCTTCTGAAGGACATCGTTAAGTCGATTCCAAAACGGTTGGAGAACATTAGCGACATCGCGGTGGCCCCTCTGGTGGACGCTGTCACGGAGAAATTCCGAGGCGAGCGGTTGGACCCTGAGAAGCACGCTCAATGGGAGAACATGACCGAGGATGCCAAGGAAGCGGCAATCGCTGAAGCAATCGCGGGCACGCAGACCGCCGTTGGGTCGCTCCAGGACATGGTGCGACAAGGGACCCGAAAGCTGGTCGGTCCCGCCTTTGAATTCGGAGGCAAAAAAGACTGGCGAAAAATTTCTGACGATGAACTCAAGAACGAGCTGTTCAAAGATATCGGCTGGCGCGAAACCGTCGAAGGTCTCGCGACCGGCGAAGGCGTCAAAGACCTCGTTGACAAAGGTGTCGAACTCAACCCGGAAAACATCAAGCTACTGAGTCTCACGGACCCCATCACGCTCGTCGCCACTGGCGTAGGCTTGAAGGGCGTGACGCTGGGCGGTCGCGTGATTTTTACCGCGGTCAACGATGCCGGCGCCCAGGCGGCTCTGGGTTACCTCGGCCGCGCGGCTGGACAAGCTGCGGCCAAGGGCGCGGCGGTCGCTGGACGTGGTGCCGAGGTCGCCGGACAAGTTGCCGGGCGCGCGGTGAGCGTTCCTTACTTGACCGCGGCTGGTCTTGCTTCCGGAAACTTTTTCAAGGCGCTGGCGGCTGCCGGCGTTGGAAAGGCTGCGGCCAAAGTTATCGAGAAAGGCGGGCAACTCTTGCGTGAGGTGGGTGAAGCCGGTATGGCTGGTGGACAGTCCGAAGGAAAGCAGTTGCTGCTCGGTCTGGAAAACACGACTGGCGCGAAAGTTCTTAATGCGGCCAAGACCGTCGGAAGCGTTGTTAAACCGCCCGTGGTAGGCGCACTTGAAGGTGCAGCGGCGACCGCTCCACTTGCCTTCGCCACCGATGAACCGCAAGGTGGCATCCTTGGTGTCGGCGCAGTGGGCGGCGCCGTTCATGGAACCGTGCGCGGGGTAAAAGGCGCGGTGGCCGAGGCCGGCGCCAAGCGGTATTTTGACCCTGGCCAAATTACCTGGGAGAAAACCGAGTCCCCCGGTTACGACAACTTTTCGTCGATGAACGCGGTCCACGAGCAGGCATCCGCCAACGCTCCGGAAAACGCGCGTAACATGGTGAACAGTTTGAGGGAAACGCTGCGGCCGTTCGGTCGCAAGCTTTTCTTGGTGGACGACGCCGCGTATCAAAAGGCCATCGAGAACGACACGGTGCGCGCGAATGGCGGTCAGCCGCTGACGCCTGAGCAGGCGGCTGCGGTAGCCGAGGAAGCCAAGACTCGCGGCATCTCGAAAATTTACATGGCCGATGACGCCGGCGGCGGTGAGATGGTCACGCTGGTTAAAGCAGCCGAAGACGCGCCGCATGAGGTCTCCCATGTTTTGGAGTCCGTCATGGCGCCCGACGCGCGAAAATCTTTGCACGACGCAGTGCGCGAGGCTTACTCTGGCGACGAGCTGCAACAGCTCAAGGAACACTACGAGTCCCAGCTCAACCGGAAGATGACGCCGGACGAAGTCGAAAGCGAATTCATCGCGGACAACTGGGCGAACCTTTTGTATAACACCTCGCTCGAGTCGTTGGGGCTTCCTGCCCCGCGCCGAGGGTTCAAGCAGGTGTTACTCGATGCGTCTCTGGCCTTGGGCAACGCGCTGGGCGTTGACATGACCGCCGGGCGTAAAACTCCTGGCCTGGACATCAAGCCCTCCTACTCTCTGCGCAAGCGGCTCGTCGAGGCATCCGGGGATATTTTAAGTGAGCGGGAAAATCTCGCTGCGCAGCAGGCCACCGCTCCCGAGGTGAAGCCGGCGGTCCCGGAAGCCAAGGCTGAGGGTCCCGTCGAGGTGAAGCCCGCCGAGCCGCCGTCGGAGACCAAGGTGCAGGTTCCCGTCGAATCGGCACAACCAGAATTTAATTTCGAACCGCCGGCCACACCTGAAGCGGCCCCGGCTGCGCCCCCTCCCGCGCCGGCACCCGTGGAAGGTCAGCCGGCGGTTCGTTCAGATAAGTCGGCCAAGCGCGCTGAGGTGACCAACACCGGCGTGGCGATGAAGTGGGCCGAGGACAAAGGTAATCGTGCCGTGGTGGACACGGTCAACCAAGCGATGGACGAAAAGGTCGGCCTGCGTGTCGAACACTCTGGCGCACCTACCGAGACTTTTAAACCGACGGAGCCTGAGCGCGAAGCTGAAATTGAAGCTGGCCGAGGGCTGCCGCCGGAAATGCGCGAGCAACACTCGAAAGAGATGCGTCCAACGCGTTGGGAGACGATGAAGTCCGGCGAGCCTCAGCTCATCGCGCGCAGCACCGACAAAGTTTTGGCCAACGTGGACCGCGCCGTGCAGTGGGCGAAAAAAGCCGGCGAGGAAGTTCCCTGGGAGACCGATGCCTCTGGGGCACTGACCCAGGCGGGCGCAGACCAGCTTTTGGCGGACCTTAACACCTATTGGGATAACCAGGACCGCGGCTTCCGTGGCGGCGGCGAGAAGCTCGTGCGGCCTGCCGAAGAACTGGGAGCGTCGATTCCAGCCGAGCAGGGCGAAGGCGTTTCGCTGGGCACTGCAAAAGAGCAGTGGCTCAATCTTCTCCAAGGCAAGGAGACCGGGCCACCGGTCACCGCGCGCGCTGGAAAGGGTCTGCCGGCCAACATCAAGGCGCAGGAGATTCGCGCGGCCCAGGGGCTGGAAAGCGAACGCATCGCCGGCGGCGTGAACATTCCCGTTTACCCGGAGAAGGTCACCAAGGGCCGCGGCGCTGTCGAGGTCAAGGAAACCAATCCTCTGCGTAATCGATTACGCGCTGCCGGCATGCCGGTGGGAGACCTGCACACTGTTGTCGAGCGGCTCAACGCCACTGACTTGATTGGCGCCGAACGCCGGCCTGAACTCACGGGCCGCGGTGGCTCGACCGACATCACCCGCGCCGGGTTCCTCACGGAGAAGCCCGTGAACGAAACCATCAGCGACGTGGTCAAAGCGTCCCCCGAAGAATGGCAACAATTTTTCGGCCCCAAGGGAACGCTTACCGGAACGGCTTTTGAGCTGGGTCTCGGGTTGAAAAATCCTGCGGACCTTCGCGCGCTCATGGATGCCCAGGAGGCCGCGGCCAAGACCGCCCAGGCGTCGATGGCCGAAGTGCGTGCTGGAAACTTCGACGCTCTGGACCGTGCGTCCGCCGACGCCACCAAGGCACAATTTTTCCGCGAAGCGGTCGAGGCCGCTACGGATACGGGCTCCGCTGCCGGCCCCGCCGGTTGGCGCCGCATGCGTCCGGAAAGCAAACCGCCCTTTGCCACGCCTGAGTCTCGCAAGGGATTCCTGACGGAAGAAAAACCGAGCGAAGGACCGGACCCAATCGTTACGGCGTCCATCCGCACGAAGGGCGGGCAGGTGTTCACCGGCTCGTGGCACGGGGACGCGCTCGACCACTTTTACGAAGCGGCGCGCAAGGGCGAGGTCAAAGACTTGCCCGAAGGCGTGAACCTGACGGACCCAGACCCCTCAGGTTTGTATTCGTCCGGGTATCTGACCGACGGATTCAATACAAAATCCAAGAAGTTTTTAGACCGCGCCCAGGCGCTGGAGCACTCCGTCAAAATCGGCCAGTTTGAACCTGCGGAGCGCGGCAACGTCGCGCGCACGGGTGAACTCGAGGCGAATGAGTTTGAAGGACGCCGGGGATTCCTGTCCCAGGAGAAAATGAAGGACGCTCTCGAAGCCGTCAAGAGCGGCGAGAAGTTTGGCGAGACTTTTGAGCCAGACGGGTCGGTCGCGGACATTGCCGGCAAGCCGCTGCACATCGTCACGCTCGCCAGCAAGAACATTCCGCGTGACCAACTGTCCGCGGAGCGGGTCGCTGCGGTGGTGAAATACTATCAGGGCGTTTTGGAAGGCGTGCCGGAAGCCAAAATCGGCGTGTTCAATCTGGAGACCAAAGGTCCGAATGGCGAGCCGATGACCTCGATTGACCTGAACGTGGCCGTGGACAAAAAGCACAGCAAGAACACGCTCGCGTTCGCCGAAAAAAATAACCAGGAAGCCGTTTGGGATGCCGAGGCCGGCGAAGTTGTGGACACGGGTGGCTCCGGACACACGCCCTTGCGAAGCCCTCAGGACACCCTGAAGGCCGCACGCAAACTTGTCGAAGGAAAGATGCCGGACTTCGTCAAGGAGAAGGGTCCGAGTCTTTTGCAGCGGGTGATGCAGCGCGAGCCAGAACGAATGGAAGTGCGCGAGGCCGCGCGTGAAGAGGTCCGGCGCAATGAGCAAGAGCGCGAGGATTGGAACCGCAGCGAACAGCAGTCCTTGTCTGAGCAACGCGGCGGTTACCTGACCAAGGAAGAAGCCAAGGTCGCTAACGTCACGCAGAAAAAGAAACCCGGCACTCCGGAATACAACGACTACGTCACGAACAAAATCGAGAAGTCCAAAGCTTTTCCTGAGGCACACCAGTTGGAATTCCAGAAGGACGAGAAGGGGAACTACATGGCCCAGTGGGACGGTGAGCCCCTTCCTGTCAATCGGCCCTACGACCTGTTCAACTCGGACCTCGCAAAGAGAGCCGGCTCGAAAGAGGCGTATCGCAAGGCGCTGGCCGACAAAATCGACGCCGCGTATGAAGAGGCGAAGAAGAACCCCGACGTGCATGCTGGGGAGACTTGGTATTCTGAGTATCGCCAGAAGGCCCAGAAACTTTTGGGCGATGACATGCAGCTTTTTGCTGAGTTATTGGGCGCCACCTCACCGCAACAGTTGGTCGGTCCGAACTTCAAGGACGCGCTCGCCGCCTACAACGAATTCAAGAAGGGTTCTTATGACGCGATGCTGCGGAAATATCAGGAAGGCAAGCAGAAGTTTGCCGCCGGCGACATTTCCGATTACATGGAGACCAAGCTGCGCGAGAAACAAGAACGCCTAGTCGCGAAGCGGGACGCGGGCAAGCTCACCGAGGCCGAATTCGCTGCGCAAGAGGCCAAGAACAAAAAGAAGGGCATCGCCGAGCCCAGCCTCCGGGAATATTTGGGTTGGTGGCAGGAGTCCAACAACCTTATCCCGACGAAGTCCACCGGGAAAAAGTTCGGCATGAACTCGCGCGCAGTTTTGCGCGTGCTGGACCGCTCGTGGTTGCAAAGCGTCGAGGGACCCAAGACGCCGAACTTCACCGGCAACCTTTCGGGTGCGTCTTTTAAGGCGACCATCGACGTGTGGGCGATGCGGTTGCTGCATCGCCTGTCCAACGAACAATCCGGCAAGCCGTGGCGCATTCAGTCCGCCAACGAGACCGGTATCGCGGACCCGGAGTTTTTCTTTGGCCAGGACGCCATGCAGGACGTCGCCGACAAGCACGGCATCCAGGCGGACGCGTTGCAGGCCATCCTGTGGTTCGCTGAAAAAGACCATTACGAGAAGCAGGGCTGGATTAAGTCCGCCGGCAAGGAGAAGTCCGACTACAATTCGCTCATCGCGAAAACGACCAAGACCCCCGAGGGCCACCTCTCGCTCAAAGAGGTTGAAAAAAAGCCAAAGGGTGGTAGAGTCAAGCAATTAGTATTACCAGAAATGCCATGAAAGAATTGACCTTGGAAGACTTCAACCTCACCCCCGAGGAACTCTCCCGCCTTGTGGCGGGGGCGCAGCGCCACTTCCCCGTCCTTGACGAAGACAACGCCGAGCCGGAACCCGACGACGAAAACACCGTTAACAATTCCGATATTCGGCCCACCTCTTGAATATATGCCCGTGATGCCCAGTGACGTTCAACCGGTGGCCGATGCCGCCCCGGTTGCCCCGATTGACCCCCAGGCCGCGCCCGAGCCCGAAGAACTGCCAGCCGAGGCCGCGCTGCCCGAGGAAGTGCTCAAAATCCCCGCGATGGGCGCCCTTTTGCAGGGTTCCCCGCCGGCCACCTACGGGCCGCTCAAGTCGAAGATGCCTGAGATTCAGACGCTTTCCAAACACGCCCAGGACCTGAAGAACGCGGGCTTCGCGGCCTTCGAATCGGAGTCCATGCCGGGCAACTTTGTGCTTTTTAACGGGTTAATCGTTAAGCCGGATGAGGTTATGCAAGCCGATAAGGCCGGCCAGCTCGATTCTGTGGCCGTTCCTTTTGAAAGTTTGGTCAAGTCGTTCGACGGGGCCAAAAAGGGCGCCGAGGAAACCCCCGCGGAAGGGGCGCCGCCTTCTGAGGTTGCCCCAGGCGGGGCGATTGCACCTTCGGCGGCGTCTTCAGTGCCGGCGCTCCCTGCGAGCGCCCAGCGTCGAACCATGAGCGCGCGGGTTGCCAATTTGGTGCCGGGGAGTCCTACCAGCGGGCCAGCCCCAGGACGGGGCCGGGTTCTCAACGCTATTTCGAAGCCGGTGGTCTGAGGGTTTCCCAACCCTTAGCCCACAGGGTGTCCAGCCGCCTCAGGTAGGTCTCGTAGCGGGGCCGGATGGCGTCCATCGAATACTTCTCGATTGCCCGGCAGCGGATGTTCCACCGGTCCAGGTTCTCCACCGCTTTGATGCCGTCCACGAAGTCCTGCAACATCCGGCACCGGTAACCCGTCACCCCGTGCTGGACCGTCTCCGTAAAGCCGCCCCAGTCGGTTGAGATGACCGGCGTCCCGCAAAGCTGAGCCTCGACCGCGACGCAATTAAACGGCTCGAGGTAGAGCGTCGGACAGAGCACAGCCTTGGCCTTGGACATGACCTCGTTCCGGGTTCTCCAGTCCACCGCTCCGAGGAACTCGTGACCCCCGGTGATGTTGCCCTTGGTGGTGGCGTCGTGGCCGATGATTTTCAGCTTCACCCCCGCCGCGGTCGCAGCTTGGCAGGCAACCCCCACGCCCTTTTCATGGATGAGGCGCCCGACGAAAAGGTAGTAGTCTTCGGGCGCATTGAATTCGAAGCGAGTCGGGTCAAAAAACACCGGGATGACGTCGTCAAAAAATCGTCCGTTAGCGATGCGTTGCTCGCCGTAACAGTTGTGCATCCAGGCGTAAGACTCGAACACGCGGCAGTTGGCGAAGTTGCCGACGTAGCCGATGGAGTATTCCACGCCGAGCATGTTTCGGCCCTTCACGTTTTGGCACGCCTCGAAGATGGGCATCTGAGCGCGACCGCCGATGGTCATCAGGAAGTCCTGGTGCCGCTGGCGCGCGTTAATTTCGCGGATGGCGTTCGCATTGGAGACCTGGAACAGCGGCGTCTTGTAATCGATGCGGGCGTGCTGGTAGGAAGAGGGGCCGAGAAGCTTTTTCCGCACGTCATCGGTAATGATGGGCACGAATTCGTCGCACGGAATGTTTGAGCCCTCGGCCCCGTAAAAAGTGACGTGGTGCCCGAGGTCCTTCATCATGCGGACGAAGCGACCGCCAGCAGCGGAGAAGCCGCAGAGAGAAAACGCGTCGTCGGTGGTGACGGGTGCGTTAGGCAGGCCCAGAATATGGAGTCGAAGCGAGCGCATCGAGCGGAGAGGGTTCCTCGAGCCGAAATTCGCAATGGCAGGGAAGCAGAATTCCGCCCGCCCCCGGCGCGCAGTGTGGCACCGGGCTCTCGCCCTCGCGATACAGCCAATGGGTCGCCCAGCGGTTGTGGCTCTTGCACCAAAACTTGTAACGGGAGGTGTTCCTCGCGTAGACGGGCTTCATACGACGGTGTCCTGGATGAGGGTGTCCGGGTCGAGCCCCAGCTCCCGACAGATGGCGCAGGCCGATGTGCTGCCGACACCGCAGAGGTCAACCACGGCGACCCAGACCGGGGCAGTTTTCGCCACGCTCGACCCGTGCTTTCGCAACAGTCGAATGCCGGCGCGGACCATCAGGTCCCGAGGAACTTCGTCGAGGCGTTTCATGTGGTCAACTCAGCAGAAAAGTCCGCGTAGCTGCCGCCGTCCTCGGCGTGCTGGAAATACCGGTATCCGCTCGATACCTGCCCGGCCTCTTCCCAGCCATAGCGGCCCTGGTCGAAGCGGGCCACGACCATCGGGATGTCCCCGTGCCGCTTGCGGATTTCTTCCAGCTCAGCTATCACTTCGCTTATTTTCAAACTTGCCTCCTTCAATGACTTTTAAGAAAGGTGAATTTGCCGCCAACGCCTTGGCGACCTGCTCCGTGATTTTTTCGCCATCCAGATAGGTTGCTACCCGCTTGGGCGGAAACCTCTCAAAGAACCGGCTGCCGTAGACTTGAAAAAACTTCTTGTCCCCCCGCATGTCGTCAACCGAGACGCCTTCCCCGTGACAGAGGTCCGACGGGTCCATGCCGTCGTTGACTACCACTTCGCAGTCCCCGTGGTTGCGGACGCACTCCGCGAGCATCGCGATTAGTTCAGTTGCTTTCATTGCCAGTCTCCCCCAATAAAAATTCGGTCCGGGTTGCCGTCGTCTTTCTCACGGAATTCGATAGTGAAGGCATCGGCCTCGCTGCAATTTCGCCCGTCGTCCACGGTAACCGGCAGGTCGCCGCGCTCCTTGATGAATTGCTTCAGCACGGTAATGATGACGGACGCTTTCATTTTCGTCGAAAATAATTCACTGCTTCGTCGAAGGTATCGAAAGACACGGTTCCTTCGGTTCCCCCACTATTGAAAGCGCGCCACCAGAACCACACCAAGTGCTGGGGTTCCCAGCCATAAGGTTTGCGGACGATTCGAATTGCCTTGTCCTTGTTGTGAAACCCCCACTTCCAGGCTTGAACCGTTTCGTCTGCGGACACGTTTGGGATTTCCCGCGAGAACTCGCGAAACTCCGCGCTGGTCTCCATCAAATGCAAATATTCCCAATTCTGGTTCATCGGCCCACCTGTATCGCTTTCATCCACTCCGGCGCCGGCGCAAACAGGTCCGACATCTTCCGCGGGGCCTGCCGTTCGTGAGCGTCGTTGCACATCCAGCACATGGTATAAAAGTCCCCGCAGATTCGATTGACGCATCCCCAGTCGGTTGTGCCAGGGACAAGGCGCGGGGCCATGCGGTCGTTGTCCATGAAGTAGTATTTTCCGTTGAGCTGGAACAACACCGCCGCGTGGTGGCTGCGAAGCCCGCCCATCTGTTGCCAGCCGAAAACGATTCGGTGTGCCGGGATGCCTTGCGCGTGGAGATACTCCAGCGCGGACCACGAGAAGGGGTCACACTTCATGCGGACCATGTAGTTCGGCAGATGCCGAAACGAAGGCATTGGGCGTCGCGCCGCAGAGTCGAACTGCTCCCCGGTTTTATGCACCGTCCTTGGCGCTGCGCAGCCGGATGCTACCGTTACACAAAGCGCGACGAGTAAGAAAAGTTTCATTGGTCACTCCCGGCCACGAAGTTGAAATGCAAGGTTGCCTCGACGAGGTAGACCTTCGCGTCGTCGGGGAAGTGATACAGGTCGTCCTTATCGAAGGACCACGCGTTTACCCCGCAGTTGAAATAATGGACATCCCGCCCGGCGTCGAGCGCGGGACGGTCGCACAGCTTCATAAAAACGCGGCCCTCGGAATTCGTGGCAAAAGTTTGCCCAGGGCGCAACTCGCCGAACTTGGCCTCGGCGTGAATTTTGTAGTCTTGGTGCAGATTCATAAGTCCCACGCAGTTTCCCACAGTTCGTCTGATTGACTTTCGAAACCGAAGACCCCCAGGATGAGGCATGCGACCCCCACCAGGAGTATCATCGGAACCCAGGCCACGATAGTGCGGACTGTTTTGAATATTTTGTTGATGATTCTCATTCAATCAGGGGAGGGAGGTCAGTCCATGACCCCCCTTAAGGCAGTCCTGCCTCTAATTGGATTCGGGGAACAGCAGTCCCCCGGCCTCGGTCAGAACGCCGGCGGCGTCCACGAGGCGACGATGAACTTCGCGAAGGCGAGCCTCGACGTCGTCACCATTGATTGGAAGCGACTGGAACCCTTCCGGGATGCTGAGCGTCCGCTTCAGGTGCCCGATGACAAGGCCCAGGGCCTCGGCATGCTTGATGATGTCCTGGAACAGAAGTGTGCGGGCCTCCTGCTTACCTTCCGCGGGCATGTCGCGGAAAGACTGCGCCAACCTCGCGCGGAGGTCGGTCGGCAAAATGTCCGACAGGGTCTCCACGCGGTGCAGGTTTTCCGTGAACGCTTTGATGGTCTGGCTCATTAGTTGTTGTGGTGGTTGTGGCTGCCGGCGTCGTTGACCGTGGTCGCGTTATTCACGGGACCGGTGGTAACGTTGACCGCGCCGCTTCCGCTGCCGGACTGCTCGACGTTGGTCGTGGACCGGGCCGGACGAAGCACAGCCGCGGCGCCGACGAGACCGCCAGCGTTCGCGACGGCAGGCACGAAGCCAGGACCGCCAGCGCCGTTCAACACGATGAGGTCACCGGACTTGGTCAGCCGGCAAACCGTCGTCGTTGACGGGGCGAACACACCAGCCGTTTTGATGCGGATGATTTTGTCGCCGTTCGGGAGGGTTGCGATTTCTTTGACGCCAGCCTTGGCAGGATTAACCGACGCCAGAGCCAGCGCCGCCAACACGAGGGTAATGATTTGTTTCATTATGTCTGTAGGTTACGACAGAGGGTTTGTTCTGTCAAATTTATTTCACACCGCAGTTCACGGTCACCGGGGCCTTGACCAGCAGGTGGTCCGACGGCAAGAACTTCTTGTAAAACCCGCGGTCGAAAAACATGCAAAAGTCGGGCCGGATACGGGTAATGGCGCCGGTCTTCGACGACATTTTGAACTCGAGCGTGACGCCGCCGACTTCGTAGCGCAGATGTTTTGTGCGCCCGAAGATGGTCTGGTCCTGGAAGCCCGGCATGCCGATGATGTGGACGTTGCGGTCAAAGCTGTAGCCGCTGACGTGATAATGGCCCTGCACCAGAATGGCCGGCTTCTCGCCGCCCTGGAAGGACTCCACCATTTTCTGGCCCTTGTAGCTCCGCGCGTAGGCCGAACCGCCGCTTGGGTGCTGAATTTTCATCACCTGGGTGAACTTGCCCGTGCGCAAAATGATGTCCGCCTCAACGTGCCCGAGATACTTCAGGTCCGTGCGGTTGAAGCTTTCCTTGGCGATGCATTCGAGATACGCGCCGAAGTTGAAGCCCTCTTTTTGCCACCAGCCTTCGTGGTCGTTGCCGGTGATGAAGTGCGTGGTGATGCCGTGGCGCTGCGGATAATGCTTGCAGCAGTAAATGGCCTGCCCGTCGATGCTAGACGAGTAAACGGACCCGCCGTTGATTTTCGGAATGAACCCGTCCACGATGTTGCCTCCGTGGAAAACCGTGGCGATGCCTTCGCGCTCGAAAAGGTCATACTGCGCGTTGAGAGCGTCGAGGCGTTCCTCGCGGCAGCAGAGATGCGTGTCGGAGACAAGTCCGATGCGCGTCCACTCATCGTCATCGATGAGGTCCAGTTCGATTTTTCCGAACTCGAGCGGGATGGTCTTGAAGTGGTCCTTGGGGTCCGCCGGGGTTTCCACCTTCGTCGCTTCGCCGCGCTTCGTCACGCTGGACGGAACAAAACGTTGTCGAGCGCGCCGGACCGCCGGCTCACTGATTCCAAAGCTTTTTGCCAGTCCTTCATCGCTGTAGCCTTCGGCCACGAGCTTGGCAAACGCCTGGATGTCTTTTGGGGTCCACTTCATACTACTTTTTGTTCTTTTTGGGGTTGGGTTGTTCGGCCCGTTCGACTTCCACCTGGAACTGGTCGTCCGCCTGCCGTTTGAAAGCCAGATTAAAGTCTCGCAACGCTGCCTCTGGCGTGTGGCCGCGTCCGACGATGTGCCCCGACGGGATTGCCGGGTCGCCATAGATGGCGAGAAAAATTCCGCCGTGCTGAAAAATTGACGGCTTGAGTTGTGTGCTGGGCAGCAGCGCGTTCTCGGCAACTTTCGTTTGCGCTGCGAGGAACTTTTGATGTTCTTCCTGGGTCTTGGTCAAGGCGCCGTAGAGGTCGTTCGCCTTTTCCAGGTTCCACCTGGACCCGTCCCCGAGGATTTCATCAAGCCGCTTGCACGCGTTGCAGAAGGTCACCGTCGCCGCGGCCAGGGCGCCGCCGTCCAGCTCCGGGTGCGGGTTGGATACGTCGAATTCCCGGTGCGGGGCGAGCAGATACGCTTGCAAGGCTTGGGTGATGTGCAACAAGCAACTGATTTGCTCGTTTCCAACCGTCTCCCGGTTCGGGACCATCATTGGAAATTGATTCATCTACTTATACCAGTGTAGATTTTTCCCGGAATGTTAAGACCTAGATTTGGGTCTCGGCCCAGTGCAGCAAATGCCACGCGTCGATGGCGTTGTCGTCCAGCGGCGCTTGGTCTGGCCGGCACCCGGTCTTCTCGTAGTAAGCCAGGGCCATCGCGTCCTTGTCCGCATTCCCGTGACCCGTGGCAAACTTTTTCAGCGTCTGAACGGGGCAGCAGATTATCGGGGTTCCGGTGTCATACGCAAAAAGCCACAAGATGGCTCGGAAGCCGGACCAAAGGTGCGCCTGGGCCTGGGACCGGACGAACTTCACGTCCTCGTATGCCAGCAGGGAAATGCCCGAATGGCTGCCGTAAAAGTCACGCAGCTCGTTACGCAAAAGAACGAGCCGCTGGTCGATGGTGCAGCAGCTCGATTTTTTCTTCTGCGTGAAGTCCCAGGTGCCGGCCTTGACCGCGTGACAGGGGCCGATTGCAAGTTTGTTGGCCCAGCCGGTCTTGGTGCCCAGGTCCAGAGCGAGAATGTTCAAACCTCACCTCGCTCGTCCACGCCGGCCTTCTTGAACGCCTTGCGCAGCTTCTCCACGGCGCCGTTGTGGATTTGATGAACGCGGGCGCGAGTGATGCCGAGCGTGTCGCCGATTTCGCGGAGGTTCAGGTCCTGCTCGTAGAACATGCGCAGCACTTTCGCTTCCTTGGCGGTCAGCACGCGTTTCGACTGCTCCAGGCATCGCAAGATTAGTTCCTTGCTGTCGTTCTCCACGTCGGGCTGCACGATGCCGGCGTCCTCGTCCAGGAGCGCGAGGTTTTCCCCCGCTTCGTCGTCCGGGAAGTTCCCGTGGTAGTCCACGATGTCCTTGGACCGCCAGAGCGTGGCGATTTCGGACCGGATGTAGGGCTTCGCATAGGCCGCGAACCGCTTGCCGCGCGTGTGGTCGAAGCCCTCGAGTGCTTTCATCAGGCCGAAGTTTGCCGCGCTGACGACTTCATTGTCCGGCAGCTTGCCTTTAACAAGGCTGCGCGCGTAGGTCATCGCGAACAACAGGTGATTCGTGACGATGAAGTCGCGGGCCTCCTGCGCCTTGGTTGAGTTGTTTTCGTTGGCGGTGTTGAACAGCGCCTGTTCTTCCTGAGCAGACAGCATCTTGAATTTCAAGTCCGTCCCGGAACCGTAGTAGTTGGATGTATCGTTCACGTTAAAATAGTGGGGATGCAAAGGCATGCTGAGCCCAAAACGCGAAGAGAAGTCCTCGTTCTCTTTCGGTGTTGGATTCGCCACGCCCACAAAGGCCAGTTTCATTGTTTGGTGGTGTATGGGTTGTCAGTTGATTCTGCCACGGGCTTCGCGCCATTTTTCGGGTAGCGTTTGCCGCGGCAAATTGTGAAAAGCCGGCGAAGTTCGTTTCCGTGGACCTTGATGTCAAAGCCCTTCATCGCCAGGACGGGAAGCATTTTGCCAAGCTGGTCCGCACTCGTGCGGCCGATAGCCTCGCCCATGCTACAGTCGGTCATCATCGATTTGAAAAGCTGGTAGGCGGTGCCTTCCCAGCAGTCGCGCGCCGGATGTTTTTCGGTGAAGTAGATTCGCATCCACTCGTCGAGCTGTTCGCCAACGCCGGCAGCCTGGGATGATTGATTCGCCTCGGTGATGACGGAGGGGTCGTGATAGACTTTCGGACCGTAACGTTTCTCCGGAGTCAGCAGGCGGTCCGGGATTTCGTAGTCCATGAGATATTTCGCGAAGTAGGGCAACTCTTTGGCCAGGATTTTCGTGATGACCGGGCGCTCCGGAAAAACGAACCCATCAGTGCGGACCGGGACACAACGGAACAGATTCAGCTTGTCCAGGTTCCCCATTCCGATTTCCGGGATGGCCCTTAAACTGTCCGGGTCGTCGTTGCAGGAAGCCAAAATGCGGCCGGCCCAGTCCACCAGACTCGCGGCGCGGTATTTTTCGTTGGACCGAAAAGCTTGGTTGGCGCACGCGCGCTTCAACATCTCCGTCATCAAGCGGTGCGTGCGCTGGTCCAGCCCCAGGGAGTTGTCGTCAAGCGCCCAGATGAACACCTGCCACAGT